GTGGGAGTCAGTCGCCTCAGACTGCGCGGCCATGGCCCTCAGCGGCTTCCGCGGGCTGCCTAAGAACCAGAAGAAGAGGGTCGACCAGTTCTACGAGACGATGGCGAGGTCCAGCGCCGACGCGACACGGGCCAACGTGCGCGACGCCTTGCTGAGAGCGCTGGTCGACACCGCGAAGGTTCCGCCGGGGCACAGGGTTAAGGAGATCAAGCGCGCCCTGAACGAGGTGGGCATCACCGACGACGACGGGAGCGTGTTCGAGACGCTGAAGAGGACGCACGCGTACATCGGCAGGAATGCCGCGACGTGGCTCAGGACGTACAGAGATCCTGCCGTGTGGGGTTACGAGTATCGTACGGCAGAGGACGACCGGGTCAGGCCGGGGCACGCAGCACTGGACGGGAAGCGATACAAGAAGGAGGACCCGTTCTGGAAGAAGTACGCGCCTCCCAACGGCTGGAACTGCAGGTGCGTGCTGATACCTATCTACCGGGGGTCCGTGCAGGCCAGGGCCAGGAGGTTCGGCGGCGTCCCGGACGTCGATTCGGAGTTCCTCTGGAATCCTGGACTGGTGCTCTCGAAACTGATGCCCAAGAGGATGTCTCATGATGAGGAGAAGACAGGCACAGAACTCACAGGCTGGTTGAAGCCGGACGGGTCATGGATTCATGGACAATATAATCACGCAGAAGCATTAGTCTGGGGAGGTCATGTGCCAGACGACATTGCAAAGGACGCGCACAATGTAGATCGCGCGCGTATTTGGGCGTATCAGCATAACTGGGTCTCATTGCATGATCGAAATGATCACTTAGTGGTCAACGCGATCGGACCTATTTCTCGCAGAGATTATACTAAGCGATTCGTAACTCGACACGGAAAGATGCTAGGTGAGTACAAGGTATGGAATGGCGGTACGATGCACGGAGTGTTCTACTAGGGTAAGTCTACAGGTATGGTCGCACCCGCGCGTACACGAAGAGTTGCCCTCGAGAGCAATAATTGGTTCTTCCGGACTCCGGGAGACTGCGGGCCCTTCGCGCTCGCGCGCGAGGACCGAGGGGACGGGACGCTCTACAGGAAGGAGCTCGCGTACCCTGGTCACTTCGTCAAGAAGGACGACTACGGCAACGTCGAGTTCGAGCTGACCATCCGGCAGAAGGATCTTCATCACTGGGTCCGTACCTTCGACGAGATGAAGAATGACGGTGTCAAGGTGCCGCTGCCCATCGGGCACGTGACGCACCCGGAGGCCCGTCGGGGCACGATCGAGCGCATGGCGGTGGAGCCCTCGGATACTCCTGGTCCACGCTACGGGCAGCCCGCGCTTTTCTGCTATACCAGATTCCACAGTAGGAAGATCGCGGCCGCGCTGAGCAACAGTGACGTCTCGCTCTTCATGCCGCCGAGGGCCCACAACGGCTTCGGCAAGACCTACAAGCGCCCGATTCGGCACGTTGCCATCACCGACTACCCGGTGATCCCCGCTTTGGGTAAGTTCAAACCTATCGCGGCTGGCTTCGAATTCGCACTGGACGACTCATCACAGGAAGGCGCAGAGATGGACGAAGAACCCCTGACGTGGGCGAAGGTGGCCGAGACCCTCGGGGTGGAGCTGCCGCCAGACGCAGACGAGGCTGCCGCAGAGGCCGCCGTCACCGAGGCATGGGGCGGAGAGCACCCTTCCGGCGAGCACGCCGACACGGAGACTCTCGACGACCCGACTGCCGGCGGCGACGAGGGCTTCGAAGAAGAAGGCGCCGAGGATGAACACGCGGACTACCCGTCCGACATGCAGGACCCGATGGAGCCCGAGCGACGTCGCAAGAAGGGCCCGTCTCAACCCATCGAAGAGGACGAACCTTCTCCCATGAGTCTCTCCCACGCTCCCAGTCCGGCAGTGGTCAAGCTCGTCACCAACGGCCGCAAGGCGCAGCTCGACGCACTTCGGCCCAAGCTCACCGCGCCCGCGTACAAGGCCCTGCGCGACAAGTACGTCACGCCCAGGGCCGTCGGGTTCGCCCTCTCCATGGAGGAGCTGGGCGAGAACGCCGACGACTTCGACTTCGTCTGTGCCTCGCTGTCACTCCTGCCGGACATCCGGACGGGCGAGCAGACCAAGGTGCAGGAAGTTCCGGACGACCAGAACCCGCTGCTCCGCGACGCCGAGAAGAAGGCCGCTGCGGCCAAGGCGTCACGTCGCTAACATCGAACGAGTACTCATCTTTCCACCAGGAAACACAGAGATGAACGAGATCTTGACCACGCTCATGATGGCCCTCCCCTTCGTCATGGTGGGCGTGATGTTCGCCGCGCAGGCGCTCGGACCTGACCGGGTCAGGGTGTCCGACCTGCTCAAGAGCGAGTGGGACCCGCGCTACGAGCGAGACGCCGTCACCGTCAAGAACGCCTCAGGCGTCTCGGTACTGGTCGGATGGCTCCAGGTGGGGCACCCGCTCAAAAAGTCGGGCGCGCAGTGGGAGGTGGTCATGTCGGGCGACGAGGCCAGTACGACGGCCCTGTTCCTCGGGCACGACTCGACCGGCATCCCAGAGGCTCTGGCGAACAACGGCATCACCGCGCTGAAGTATCCGATCCTGTGGCGCGGTCCGGCGCTCATCAACCAGAGCGTCATTCCCCTGACCGACCCCGCTGGCGGCTCGTATACCCTGGCCACCATCGTCACGGCCTTGGCCGCACTCAGCCCGCCGATCGGCGTGGTCCAGTCGCCCGCCACCACGGGAACCCAGACGACGTAAGAGACTTAATCGGTGTGACTGCACTCACTGTAGTGCAGTGCAGTAACACGGCTCAACTCCACAGGAGCAGGCAGGATGTCAATCTTAGACGTATTCGAGACGGACGCGTTCAACATGCGGTCGCTGACGATGGCGATCGACAAGCTGCCGTACAAGCCGTCGCGTCTCGGCGAGCTGGGCATCTTCGAGTCGAAGCCCCAGACCACGCAGTTCGCCACGGTCGAGGACAAGCAGGGCATCCTGTCGCTCTTGCCAGTACAGCCTCGCGGCCAGTACAACATGACGGCCAAGGGCCCGAAGCGCAGGAAGCTGCACTCGTTCCAGATCCCCCACGTGCCGCAGACCGACGCGGTCTACGCGGCCGACCTGGTGGGCAGACGGGCCTTCGGTTCTGAGTCGGAGGCCGAGGTGTTCGCCAGCCTGGTGAACGAGCGTCTCGCTGACATGAAGCAGAACCACGAGGCGACCTGGGAGTACCAGCGTATCGGGTGCATCAACGGGATCGTGCTCGACGCCGACGGCTCGACGCAGATCGCGAACTACTTCACGGACTGGGGCGTCACCCAGACGACCGTCAATCTCGACTTCACGGACAACGGCACGTACTCGGCGCCGCAGCCGGTGGTCGACATGAAGGTGTTCTGCACCGCGGTAGTCCGCACCATGCAGAAGGCCCTGGGCGCATCCACGTTCTCTGGGCTGCACGGCTTCTGCGGCAATCTGTTCTTCGACGCGTTCGTGACGCACGCGACCGTCAAGAAGGCCTGGGAATACCAGCAGACCGGCGAGCGCAACCTCTGGCTGCGCGAGAACCAGGTCCCGGATGGGATGGGCAACGCCAAGACGTTCGAGTTCGGCGAGATCACGTGGGAGAATTACCGCGGCTTCATCGGCAACGTGCCGTTCTTCGCGGATACCTCCGCAGTGATCATCCCGGAGGGCGTCAAGGGTCTCTTCATCGAGGCCCCGGGTCCCGCGGACTTCGTCGAGACGGTCAACACGCCGGGTCGGCCGATCTACGTGAAGCAGGAACGGATGAAGTTCGACATGGGCATCGAGCTCTACACGGAGTCGAACATCCTGTTCCTCTGCACGAGACCTGCCGCCCTCATCGGCGTCACCGGCATCAACATCCCGACCGTCGAGTTCGCCAACCTGGTCTCCTAGTTGAGATTTGAGATCACGCTCTTTATCAAGAGCGTGATCTCATCGCACGAGGAGCCATCGGTGTTCACTTCCAAACTCAGGATAAATCTCACGAAGCTGCAGAAGCTCCGTGACGACCTCAGGTACGGTAAGGGAACCGCCGTCGAGCTGCTTGACTCGCTCGTGGACTCATACCGCAAGTTCGTGGTACGCAGGTTCGACGTGTTCTCGCACGGCGGTGGAACGTGGCGTGAGCTCAAGCCCGCCACTGCTAGGCGCAAGAGAAGCCGACGCATACTGGTCGACACCAAGTTCATGCGACTGCACCTGGAGGCAGCCCTCAAGGTGATCCGTCGCGGTCCGAAGTCAGTCACCATGGGGTTCATCAGTAACGTGATGCATCCCGACGCCCAGATGTCGATAGCTGAGCTGCTGACCATCCACAACGAGGGGCTCGGCAGCGTCCCGCAGCGCCCGATCCTAGTCACTCCGGACGATGCCGCGCGCGAACGGCAAGTCATGGACCTCAGGTCCATCATGGTAAGGAGGCTTCGCTGATGCCTCCTACTCCTGCGCAAGACCCTCTCTCCATGATCTACAACAAGCTGTGGGACATGGCTGAGTCCAGCGTGCTGTTCAAGAGCCTGGTACGGATGAACAATCGGATCAAGTTCAACGACCCGACGTGGACGCCGATGGACAAGAACGAGGTGTCTGACGGTGACCTGCCGGAGGTGACGCTGGTCGTCTCCCAGGGCAGCGGCAACATCCACTGCACGAGCAGCACGTCGGACTTCAGGATCACGTTCGAGTGGTGGATCGCTACCGGCGACGTGAACGTGGTACGCAACATACTTCCGGTGATGTGGGCGATCTACTGCGCCATGTGCGGGTGGCAGAAGGCCATCAACGACATGACCTGGCAGGGTAAGTCTTTCACTAAGCTGGCCAACGTCGGGCAGGCCTCGATCGGACTCACCGACCTGGAGAAGAATCGCGGGATACGGGGCTTCAGCTCCATCTGGTCATGCGAGGTGTACGCGCAGTTCGCCACCTCCGACTGCATAGCACAGAACGACAACCTCCTCATGGGGAACTAGGATGCCAGGAACACACGGTGGTAAGTTCGGGACGGTCAACGGCGTGCCCTCGATCCGCAAGTGGTCGATCAACGACGCGCAGACACTGGCGCGCGCAGTCACGAGCGCGACCGCGTTCGGCACGGCCCGCAAGCCGGGTGTCGAGGAGTGGAACGGCCAGTTCATCCAGAGCGCCATCGACCCGGTCTTCATGCCGGGCGACCTGATCGCGTTCGTCGGTTACGAGGCTCCCGACAACGACTCGTACGGGGTGGGCGAAGAGTACTCCGGCAACGCGATGATCAAGCAGCTCGCCATCGACTGGAACTGGGCCGGCGGCGACATCATCAACTACACGTTCGACTTCGACGGAGACCTCGCGCTCACTGCGACTCCTTCCACCGGGCCTGTGCTGGACGCGTCTGTGCCGGTCATCCCGTCCGTGATCGGCACCAAGTGGCAGTACTCGACTGCCGGCATCGCGGGACCGTTCACCGACTGGACGAACATGGTCCAGGCGAACCTGACAATCATGAACGCGGTACAGGAGTTCAGCAACTCGAGCACGTATGTCGCCCCGCACCAGTGGAAGGGCAGGCGGTCTGGACCTATCGACTTGACTGCCAGCGTGGTCGAGCAGAGCGTCGACAGGGCGCGCTTCATCAAGGGTCAGCAGCTCACGCTCAAGTGCTTCGTCGACGCCACCCATTACTTCCTCATCGCGTACGTGCTGGTGAAGGACTTCACCGGCATCACCGTCGACAGGGACTCTGGGGCCATCATTCAGCAGACGGTGGCGCTCGAGTGGAACTGCGCCGACGTCAGCGACGGAACTCTCGGCGAGATACTCAAGCCTGACGGCACGACCTGGTGGCCGGTCGCGCAGTCGTAGTACTAGTTCGTCAATCGGAGGATCACTCGAATGTCGCAGATAAGCGGCGCAGGCATGCCCATATTCCTGGGCGGTCAAGAGTACACGATGCACACGCTGTCCGACAAGGACAACGATGAGCTCACCAACTGGGTGCGCTCATCCATCGTCAAGATGGCCCGCGACCTGATACCACCGGACGCGGACGCGGACTACCGCGACGACGTCATGAGGGCCGCCATCGCCGAGTCCCGCAAGGTGACCAGCTGGATGCAGCCCGTCTGCAAGCAGTACCTTTTCTCGATCGAGGGCGTGGCACGTATCGTGCTGCAGACCCTCAAGAAGGCGCACCCGAGATTGACGCACCAGAAGGTGATCTCTCTCCTTCAGGACCCCACCAGCGTCCTGGAGTTCAACGAGAAGTTCGCAGAGCAGAATGCGCCTCCTCCAGACTCCTCGAAGGAGGAGGTGTCGGCCCCGTCGGAGGGGTCCCCAAAAGAATGACCAAGGAGGACGTGTATCGCGAGCTGGCGGAGCGGTACAAGTGGAGCAGGGATCAGATAGCGAGCCTGTCTCCGACAGACCAGTGGCACTTCCTGCAGAGCAGCGATAAGTCGCCAGACAAGCTGCCGAACACGGAGACGTTTGCCAACTACGAGGAGTACCTGAAGTGGCGGACAAGTCGGAAGTCGAGCTAGGCCTTAAGAAGGACGAGATGGACGACGCCATCTCGCAGGTGGAGGACACCTGGACCAAGCTCGGCCAGCACGTCAACTCGGTCGGCGAGGCAGCCCAGGACAAGTGGCGCAAGGTGGGCGAGGCTATCGTGGCAGCCGCGGTGCTCGGCAGGCAGGCGTGGCAGACTGCCGTCGACTACGTGCAGACTCTCATCGACACCGTGTGGGACAAGCTCAAGACGGGCACGAGGCAGTTCACGGCCGCGCAGGCCGATATAACCCAGCTGGTCGCCAACATCAAGGCGACCCAGAGTGCTGCTGGATTCGCGGCCGACGCGCTCGAGAAGATGAACCGTCACTTGCAGGAGATGTCGGTACACGGCGCAGAGGCATGGCGCAATGCGCAGCAGACCCTGCTGCAGTTCAAGAACGTGCGCGGGGACGTGTTCCTCGATGCGCTCAAGACGGCGAGCGACCTGGCAGCGGTCATCGGTGGGTCGCTGTCCTCTGCTGTGGGAGATCTCGGCAAGCAGCTCAACGACCCGATCCAGGCCCTGAAGGACCTCGACGAGCAGGGTATCGAGTTCACGAAGCGCCAGAAGGAGATGATCAACGTGGCGCTCAAGAATAAGGACGTGATGGGCCTGCAGCGAATGGTCCTGGAGAAGCTGAACGAGCTCTACGGTGGAGCCGGGCAGGCAGCTACTAAGACGTTCGTGGGGCAAATGGCAAAGCTCGGCAATGCGATCGACAACATCTTCATGAAGCTCGGGTCGTTGCTCGTGCCGGTGATCCAGGAGAAACTGATCCCGATTATGGAGAAGGCTGCGCGAGTTGTCGATTTCTTGGTCGGAAAAATTAAGCCTACGGGCATCAGCGGGAAAATATTCGACGAGCTGATGAAGGTCTCCAAGATCGCGTTCGACTACCTGCTCAAGGCTGGGCTACGGACTTTCACGTACATACAGACTCTTGCGCAGAACTGGGGCGTGTTCTGGAAGGTACTATGGAGGGACGCCCAGGCTGTCGCATTGCAGTCACTCATCTTCGTCGTGCAGGGGGTTCAATGGCTAGTAGAGCAGTCTACTCGACTACTAGGACGCGTGCTCGAGTGGTCTAAGGAGGTATGGAAGAGTATCGCCGCAGCAGGGACCGTTGCTGCAGGATTACTTCTGAATGTATGGGGCTCAGTGTCGGAGTTCTTCTCTAAGATGTGGAACTCTATGGTAGACATCGCGGGTAAGGCGTGGGAAATGATAGGCATCCCTATGATGGACTGGTTTCATGCGTTAGTCGGCTTTACCGCGTTCGCTGTGGTGATGTTCAAGGCGATGTTTGACCTGTTCATCGATCTTTCAGTTACTGGGTGGAAGATGGGGTATTACGCAGCTAAGTTCTACTGGGACTACCTGCTAGCAGTGCCTCGCTTCGTCATTAAACACATCGTAGGAGCTTTTTACGAGCTGCTGCAGGCAGTTAAGATAGTGTTCGAAGGCCTCGCGTCTCTGACTATAAAGACGTTCGAACTCATGGGAGGGCTCGTTGGGCAAGAGCTTAAGGGCATGTTCAGGACTGCGCAAGATGTGTTCGGAGGGATGCTAGACGTCGTGATGAATTTCTTCGGCGGGATGGAGAGTGGTGCAGGCACCGTATTTGAGGAGATATTCGAATGGTTCCGCCTGCTCGGTGTCAACGTGATGTTCGCCCTGGGTACGAAGGTGAAGGATGCCATGAAGCCGGCATTTGACGCCATGGATAAGGTCGGCAAGGCGTTCGATGATGCTAGAGATAAAGCCGCCAAGATGGCGGATGATGCCAAGAACAAGTTCGCAGGGGCGTTCGGAAACGGTGGAGGGGGCGCGGGTAATCTAGTTGACGGGTTGAAAAAGAAGCTCGATGACCTTCATGGAAACGGTGACGCTGGGTTCGGAGCCGGCTTCGACAAGAACCTGAAGGACAACCAGGCGCGCCTGGACCAGTTCCTGAAGGACATCAAGGACGCCACGAAGGCTCAGGACTCGTTCCTCAATACGCCTTCCAAGGCTGACTTCTTCTTCGGCAAGAAGGGCGCAGGAGACTCCAAGGGTGGTGGCGGAGGACCCGGACCGTTCACCGAGCTGCTGGAGCTCAACCGGCGCATCCAGGGAGCTGCGCTGCAGTCGGCGGAAGCCAGGGCCATCGACAAGCAGACTGGTTACATGGCCAAGTGGCACGCGGAGGACCTGGGCAAGGCGAACGACACGATCGCGGTGCTCAAGGATGTGAAGGACGCCGTGAAGGAGGCGAATCCGCGCAGGATGGCAGACGGTGGCATAGCACCAGCCATGGGTCGTGGCGCCTTGTTCAGGGACGTCCCTGTCACGTTCCCAGGGGGAGGGTTCTAGATGGGGGCCTACACGTCTGCAGCTCCGTGCGCGGAGGAGATCAACTCGTGCAACGAGGCGTACGACGACGAGCGCGGCCTGATGACCGCGTCCGTCACGCTGCGCTGCGCGTGGGGCGACAGGCACACGATAGCCAGCGACATCCTGTTCAACCACAGGCCGTGGCCGAAGGGGACTGCGTCGCTCACGCCGCTCGCGTACGGCGCGGGAATTGCCCCGGCCTCCGACCAGGCAGGCGCGATCAGCGGGCAGATGATCATGCCTACCGACGCGCTGGTGACGATCCACTACTCTACCAAGAAGGTGGAGCTGATCACTGAGTCGCTGGAACCCACTACAGAATTCGTCAACCTGCCGCCCGAGTTCTTCACGTGGTCTGACGGAACGGCGCTGGACGACGACGAGGCTCCCGGCGTCCTGAAGCGCGGTCTGAACCTCACGCGCACGGAACTGTACGTCAACCCCCCTCTGACGAACGATCTGATCACGCTTCCCGGCAGCGTGAACGTCGCGGCGTTCACGAGCGGTCTGACCGGCTGGACTTTCGACGCGGAGACGCTGCTGTTCGCGCCGCCCGTCATCAACTCGAAGTACAACTCGATCGGCGACCTGCAGTTCGACATGGTGAAGAGGTTCACCTACAACCCGAACGGTTGGAACACCTACTACCGAGCCGACACCGGAACATGGCAGCGCATCCTGCTGAAGGCCACGGGCGGAGCGGTGCTTAGCTATCCTCTCGCCGACTTCTCCAACATCCTGGCCGTGCAGTTCCCATATTGAACTTGAAGTATCAGTCGCATGCACAACAATTCACGCGACAAGCTGCGATCAGCGAGAGAGTCGGACTCATACGTCGACCTGTCGACGTACAACGGCATGGTCGACATATGCAAGTCGGACGGATACCCGGCCTCTCGCACGAACTACAGCGACCAGTTCGCCGACGTGCAGAGACCCTCGCTGCGGAATGCCTCCCCATGGCAGCTCGTGTTCAACGGTGAGGCGAGCGCGGACTGCCCGGCGTTCGGTGTGATGTTGGCCAACGGTGTGAACGGGAGCGCCCCGCGAGTACTCCCAAAGACCAAGCAGCCGGACGTTTACGGGTGTCAGGCGGACTTCTTCGTCGCGGGACCATCAGGCATCAAGCACCAGACCTCCGGCAGGGCCCAGAAGGGCCCTACGTACGTAGTGGCATACGACAGTGGGGACGGGACTCCCGCGGCGGGAGAGTGCTGGGGCCCGCGGTCAGGGACCAACCTGCTCAAGAAGAACACCGGAGGGTTCATAGTCCTTGGCGTGACGGACACCACGAGGCACTACGTGGCCGTAGTGTCTGAGCAGATGCTGCAGTTCGTCGGCCAGACGCTCGACGCCATAGGGCAGGGCGCTGCCGGCAGGGTGACGGTCTACACTGGAGCGCCAGGCACGCCGGGCAGCGAGACATCGACTGGGGCGAACGTCTCCAACGTGTACAGCAGGTTCTACAACATCCCGGCCGGGATGTGGGTCAGGTGCGAGTGGGACTACGGCACCCGCGGATGGGAGGTGGTCGAGTCCTACGGTGAGATCATGACGGGTACCCCGGCGTCGGCAAGTGGGGTGACCGCAGGTAACACTGGTTCGTTCACGGTGGCCAACGGGACTGGTACCCCGTTCACCGTCACGGGCGTGAATGTCGCGGCAGGGATCTGCCTGTTCGGGAAGAACTACCAGATCGGGTTCGACGCGCTCGGTGCCATGTACGTGCTCGACCCGCACGTGCTGTGCTTCGCCCAGTTCTTGGGCGGGGCCGTGGCAGCAGGGAACAGCGGGACGGCAACCATCTACGACGGGTCCATGGGCTCTGAGTCTCCGGTCACAGGCAGTCCCACCGTGAACGCGTTCGTGCGACGAGGCGCCGTTGTGACTACCGTGGTGTACACCCTCGGATGGACCACCGGAGGGTGGGAGGTGCTGGACCCAGAGACAGCGGTGTACGCGCAATTCTCCGCCACGGGCAGCATCACCGCGTACAAGGCCGGCAACAACCTCACGGCCACTATCTACTCCGGCACTATCGGGGCTGAGACGTCCACGGGCGTCACCACGCTAGCGTACCTGCGCGACGGGCTGGTCTTCACTGGAGAGACGTACACGCTGGTGTGGGGCCCGAAGCAGTTCGAGGTGATAGACCCAGAGCTTACAGTCGTCGGCCAGCTCGTGAGCAGCAGCCCAGTCGTCGGGCCCGCCGCCACGCAGAGTTTCAAGATCTTCAACGGGACGGTGGACGCTGAGACGGACACGGGACTCACGCTCAACGCTAACATCCGGTATGGGGTGTGCCTTCCGTCGACCACGTACCGGATATGCGTGTGTCAGGCCAAGGTGGACTACGAGGTGGAGGACCCTGACTACGAGTGCTTCGGTCAGACCACGGCAGACGTGGCGCCTGACGGCACCGGGACGCTGACGATATACACTGGCACCAACCTGGGCACTGCCAGCAGCACTACGATCAACCCAGTAACGAACTACACGAGCTGCACGGTGAAGGCCGGCAAGGTGTGCGGCGTGAAGTTCCGCAAGGCCGGCAAGCAGTGGATAATAGACTGGTTCCACTCGCAATGACAATGGTGTTGGAATGAGATCGCTCATACCCCTACGAGCACCGAGGGCCTCGCGTCTGCCCGAGCGCAGGTTCTGGCACGACGAGTCAGACCTCGACAACAAGCTGCGCCTGTGGCGCGACCGACTCGACCCACGCAACTGGAAGAAGATCTGGAGGGACCCTGCAGGAAGCGCGTCGTGCTGCACGTGCGGAGCCGCGGCAGCATCGAGCAGTATCTCTGGTATACAGAACGCGTGCTGTCCTGGCGTAGGATTGCCCAGCACTCTGCATCTGACATTATCTGCCAACGGGAACTGTGACGCACTGACAAGCGGACAGACTATAGCTTTGATAAACAACAAGGCGGGAGACCCGTTCTCGTGGTCGAACGCAGACACTCGTCATAACCCTCCAGGCTTCGGTTGGATAGGGCCTCTGACCGGTTCTATATGCTATGTAAACTACACATTCACATGTACATCGGGATTGGCAGGAGCCACCGGGTGTGCACATTGGACGCTCAGTGTCTCCATACTTGACACTCTCGGTCCTCCGCCATGCGTGTGCTCATTCGCGTGCTACGGGTGTATGAGCCCTGCCAATTTTCCGGCGTGCCAAGGGGTCAGCTATCCAGCTGCATGCGCGTACTCGCAGACTAGCTGCTCGTGCAGCCCATTCAATGTGGTATTCACGTATGGGCAACTACCAAACCCAGCCCCAAACTGTGCGACGACACATGGAATCGCGTGCCCAGCTCACACAGCTACGGTGACGTTTTGAGCTGCACGCCTTGTGATAATGTATTAGAGGCAGCTACGCACGTCACGCCGTGCGCGTGCGAGAAGCCTGGTTATTGCTCTCGCATAGGCTGCACATTGAACGCGCATGGGCATTCATTGTGCAAGACAAACTTGGGATATTACAATCATTGGGAGCAAGTTGGGGGAGCCCCGTGCGTAGACGCGGTGCCAGGTGTCTGGTCTCTTGGACTAGGAGATATAGTCGCAATAGCTATAACGATTATCACTCTCAATAAGGTAAGACCTTGGCCTGGTTGTAGGTGCGGCTCCAGAAAGGCATGGCTTAACTACTACTGTCCACTGTTGCCCAACCCGTGTCCGACGTTTACCAGGTGGATCACACGCAAGCAAAGAAGGTACTGATGCTCCAGCGCAACCTGATAGCTTACTTCTACCCGCGAAAGAACGGGCACTGGCGCCGCACGGCAGAGCACCTGTCACGGCACTGGCACCAGTTCGACGGCAGGAAGGTGATCGCCGTGGCCACCGACCAGTGCTGCGTGGAACACGCGGAAGTGGTCGACTCGCTGCGCGCGTTCAGCACCGACACGGAGTTCATGCTAGGCAAGAACGACCCGAACCTGCGCGAGACGAGATACTTCCTCCCTGCTCTAGAGCAGGTCATCGACCAGCCAGGGATCACGTTCTTCTGCCACGCCAAGGGCGCCACGCACGAGAGCCCGCGTGAGGCCCCTCACCTGTGGCGCGAGGCTATGGCTGCAGCGTGCCTGGAGTACCCCGAGCTGGTCGAGTGCGCGTTCAGCTCGGGCAAGCACGTCTGCGGCGCGTTCATGGCCGACGGGATACGAGACCACGGGTGGCACTTCTCCGGGACGTGGTTCTGGTTCAGGAACGAGCGTGCCCGGTCGCTCAACTGGCGCGATGTGCACCAGACGTTCATGGGCGTCGAGGGATGGCCGGGCATCTTCCCGCGAGAAGAGGCGTTCTGCCTGTTCTACGAGCGGGCCAACGCGGGTCAGCTGTACGACCGACGCGAGTGGGACAGTACCATAACGCCCAGCCTCGAGTGCTGGCGCAGGTCAGTGGAGGGCTCGCTGTGCATGACAGGGTGAGGTTCACGCACTGGAAGACGCGGGTCATCCCGCCGGGTAACAAGGTATCGCTGGTCATCGTGACGCATCACAGGCACCGACAGCTCGTGTCGCTGCTGTGGGCCCTGCGCGCCCAGACGCACGAGGACTTCGAGGTGCTCGTAGCGCACGACGGTCCCGCTGACAGAGACTGGTCTTCCGTACTGAAGACCAGCATCGACAGCGATCCACGGTTCACCTTCGAGGAGCACCCGAGGCACGTGGGGCAGTGGGGCTACCCGATACGCGACCTGTACGAGCGGACGCGGTGCACCGGCGAGTGGGTCGGAGGCTTCGCAGACGACGACTGGTGCTGCCCGGTATATTTAGAATGGCTTCTTTCAGAAGCCATCGAGAAGTCGGCAGACTTCGTCTTCTGCAACTTCGTGCACAACCACGCCAACTGGAAGCCGTTTACGGCGATTCCGCAAGAGGGCAGTATCGGCATAGGCGGGTGGTTGGCGCGCAGGAAGCTGGTCGAGTCCACGCCGTACGCGGACTTCGGGGAGACCGCAGACGGCAAGCACGTGGCAGAGATGATGAAGAAGACTAACAGGCGAGCGCACGTCAGCGGTCACATCATGGTGCACGGGTGAGAGGTAGGTACCTATCATGCATACGACCCAGTTCGACCCGCAGCTGAAGCTGCTCGTGCACTCCGGTGTGCTCGATAACTGGAAGAAGGCTCCAGTCTCGGTGGAGGTTAGCCCGACCAACCACTGCGGCGCTGAGTGCCCATGGTGCTTCTACGTCGCATCTGCGCGTAAGGGCCACCACTCCCGCGAGGAGCTGCAGCTCGACTACCTGCTTGGCCTTCTGGACGACATGCGGATGATGGGCTCGCAGTCCGTGACGTGGACCGGCGGCGGTGACCCGTGCGAGTACTCTGGCATAGACCATGCGATCGCCTACGCGCACCGGCTGGGGCTGAAGCAGGGGATGTTCACCAACGCGTACAGGCGGATAGCGCGTCCAGACAGGCTGGAGTGGATCAGGGTCACCGTCACCGAGAAGTTCGTGCTGACCAAGTACGTGGCGGAGTACGCGAGGGCTACGCACGTCGGGGTGAACTTCAACCTGACGAACGACAACCAGGACCAGTGCAGGAGGATGCTGGACGAGGCCATCGGCGCGGGCGTGGCGTACTTCCAGTTCAGGCCCGCCCTGGCCGACAACGTCGCGCTGCAGCAGCCAGTGACATTCCCGACATGGCTGGAGGAGTACGTGAATTGCGGAGTCGAGATCGAGTCTACTTCTTATAAGTGGAAGGACTATCTCAAGCCTCACGAGTATCCTAAATGTCATGGTCATAGGATTATTCCGTTTGTCTGGCATGATGGTAGTGTATCCGTGTGCGCGTACCACCGAGGTCAGGAGGCCTTCACGTTCGGTAACCTGCACGACGAGAGGTTCGACGAGATATGGCTCGGAGAGCGCCGGTGCGACATGGTCAGGAACGGCGTCGACGTCATACCGGAGTGTCAGCACTGCTGTCGTCTTCATGAATTCAATAAAGCATTAGCAATAGTGGCAGGGGATGTCGAAGGCCCCAGGCATCGGGAGTTTCCGTGATGGATCAAGCATATACAGGAGGTGAGCGTTGACACTCAAGATCGAGATAGGCGGCGGTGACAGGCCCAGGGGCGAGGGCTTCGTGAACGTAGACATGCTGGCGTGCGCCGACATGGTGCACGACCTTAACGACACCCCGTGGCCGTTCGAGGACGCGTCCGTCGACCAGCTGTACTCCAGCCACTGCATCGAGCACGTCAGGTGCCCTATCACGTTCCTGCGCGAGGTGGCCCGCGTCTGCAAGGTAGGAGCTACCGTCGAGATCCGGTGCCCAGACGCGACCAGCGAGATGGCCATGGTGATCGGCCACGAGGGCGTCGTGTCGATCAACTTCTTTCGTCACATGAGCGACGTATTCCCGCAGATCTTCTTCGGGGGATACCCGCGCAGGCTGCGCATCGAGCGCATCGAGCCAGGCTGCGACGACTACTGGTTCCCTATGGCGCGTGCCAACCCGCTGTTCAGGCAGTGGAGTGACCTCGACATAATGACGTGGCTTCCCAGGACGAGGCACGAGAACAGGTTCCACCTCCGGGTGGAGGAGTGCAGCCTGTGAAGAGTCATCTCCTGGTTCACGTCTGGCCGGTGAAGACCAGCTCCGAGTGGCAGCGCCTGCTGCGCATGCTGGCGGAGCGCTGGGACCAGTTCGACGGGAAGAAGGTCGTCGCAGTGGTCACGTCTGCCGAGCCCGTGGTTGTCACCGAAGACATAACGGTCGAGACGGCCGACCCGCAGGAGGTGGCAGACGAGCTTCCTCCCGACGCGGAGATAGAGATCTACGACAACGACCCGCAGCTCAGGGAGGTGGTGACGTGGCGTCCGCTGGTGCGCGCCGTAGTCGACCAGCCGGGCAGGACTTTCTACTGTCACGCGAAGGGAGTCACGCACACGCACCAGCAGGCGTGCTACGAGTCTGTCAGGCTGTGGGTCGACGTCATGACGCACGTGTGCCTGGACTGGCCTAAATTACTAGACGCGGCCATGGAAGAGCACCACATGGCCGGGTGTTTCCGACGCCCGCAGTGCTACTTCAGCGGGGTGCAGCAGGTGGTGCCGTGGCACTACTCGGGCACGTTCTTCTGGTTCGACAACGAGGCAGTCCGGTCGCGAGACTGGGAGGAAATTGATCAGAACTCACATGGAGTAGAGATATGGCCCTCGAGGCACTTCACGAGGAAGGAGACGGCATGCCTGTTCGAGCAGGGGGACCGCAACCCGTACGACCTGCCATACTGGAGGGAGCGGGTCTGGCCCCTCTTCGAGTCATGGCGGGAGGCGATGACTTCTATTGGGATGTCTACGACGGGGCGCTCGATGCCGGACTGGTCGCTCAAGCTTCGGAGGAATTTCCGGACGAGTCTTGGGAGGGGTGGGTCAAGTACGACAGCCCTGGCGAGCGAAAGCTCGCGGCTAATAAGGCAGTACCACCCGTATGTGCTTCCCTTCTTGCCCAGCTGCAGCTTCTTTGCCCCGCGGGACTGACCACAGACGAGACGCTGCACGGCGGTGGCATGCACGCGATGCCGTCGGGCGGGGTGCTCGACCTGCATCTCGACTGCGACGTGCACCCGAGGACCGGCTTCAGGCGGGCCCTCAACCTCGTGCTCTTCGTCGGCGAGTGGTCGGCAGAGTGGGGCGGTGGGCTCGAGTTCTGGGAGGGCAAGAAGCAGGCCAGCGTGCTGCCCAGGCGTAACAGGCTGGTCGCGTTCCAGACGAACGACTTCTCCTACCACGGTGTGCCACGACCCATCCCGTGCCCTCCGGGCGTGCTCAGGAAGTCGCTGGCCGTGTACTTCTGGGAGGCAGTGCCGCACGAGTGCCAGCGCCCACGTGCCAAGTTCGTGTCGCTCCCCGGCGAGGAGACTTCTCCTGAGAAGCTCTCCTGGCAGGAGGCGCGATGCCGAAGCTAGCTGTGGTAGCGTGTCACTTCAACCCGTGCCAGTACCGGCGACCCGTCGAGAACTTGAAGAGGTTCCTGCACGTCATCGACAGGCCGGTACACATAGTGGAACTAGTCCTCGACGATGACGTCAGTGTCAATGACAATGACGTCATCAGCCGAGGCCTGCACGCCTGGACGACGCTCCGTGGCACCCGAGCCGAGAACTGGATGTGGCAGAAGGAGGCATTGCTCAACGTTGGCTTCGCGAAGGCACTGCGAGACCCGGAGGTCACGGCCGTCGCGTGGGTCGACGCGGACGTGATCTTCGTCAATCCGAGGTGGGAGGCCGACACGCTCAGGGAGCTGGAACGATACGACGTCGTGCAGATGTTCAGCGACGCGTCACTGACGGACTCTGACGAGAGGATCACGACGCCCGTGAAGTCCACGGGCTGGCACTGGTCGACGTACGCCAAGATGTGGTGCGACTTCGCGCAGAGTCACCCCGGCATGGCCTGGGCGATGCGCGCGAGTCACCTCAGGCGTGGCTTCAGGCTGTACGACCGGGCCGTCACAGGCAACGGTGACACCCTGATGCTCAGGGCCTTCACGGGCGTCGACCCGTTCCGGACGTCGGAGGTAGGCAGCACGGTGCAGAACGACGTGCGCCGCTGGGCGAACGGCGAGTTGCTGTCATTCGGGTTCGTCATGGGCTCGATCGTACACATGCACCACGGATCTCTTCAGGACAGAGACACTCGCGGGCGCAGGCTCATGCTTCCTGGCTTCAGCCCGCGCGAGCACGTCGAGAACGACGAGCAGGGCCTGCTCAAGTGGTCGCTGACAGCGCCGGAGGCCTTCAGGCGGAAAGTTCAGGAATATTTTCAAAAAAGACGTGAAGATGGTGTACAACTGTCCTAGCACTTGTTATAATAGACCTATCATTCGGAGGTCTTCATGAGTCGCGCATTCTTACTAGAACCAACGTCGCTGCCCACCGACAAGGCAGAGAAGTTCGGGCAGATTGTGCTCATGTACGACCACGTCAGCATGCACCCGAATCCCTTCTCGGCTGAGTTCCAGGTGAGGGTAGTGGCTAAGCTCAAGAACCTCGGCTTCGACCACTCTGAGGACTACCTCATACTGTCTGGCAGGATGACTGCGCTGATCACCATGGTGGCTGCCGTAGTGGCAGAGTGGGGATCGGCGCGTGCCCTGATCTGGGACGCGCGGGACGACATCCGCGACTACAGAGAAGTGGAGATGGGCCCACAATCACTTGAAGGAGCCATGACATGAAGCCACTAGCTAAGGAGATCTATGCCGCAGCGAGGGCGCTGCACTGGGAGGCCTGCACCAAGGCAGTGCAGCTCAAGAGGATCGCGGAGTCCGCAGACCTTAGGGAGATCGCAGACGACATCTACGCCCTCAAGGAGGTGGAGAAGCTCCTCGAGGACGCGCGCAAGGAGATCAAGGGAATCTCCGAGGACCTTATCAGACAAGGCTGTCACCTGTACGTGCTGGCGGGCGACGGCGACCCGATCAGGACAGAGTACTGTACTGCGTCTCCTGACGCCAAGCCGACGGTCAAGCTGCCCAAAAAGGACTCACCCGAGTACCAGCAGCTGATGGACTACTTCGGCGTGCCGAAGGACGCGCCGTTCAGCCCCGACTGGAACAAGATGATAGAACGAGTCGAGGCGGATCTTGCCGAGGGAAAACCCTGTCCGAAGGGGTGCGACCCGAGCAAGATGTACATCTTGCCGAAGATGGTAATCCGAAAGAAGCGACCAATTCTTGACGACGGCGAGGCTCCCGACGTGCAGAGGCCCGACCTGCTGCGGCGGATGTACGATTACGTCAGAGATCTCATCCTCAGACCGGAGCTGGCAGACTACCCCGAGGTCATTGGCCTGCAGGACACGTTCGACGAGGATCGACGGGTCGAGGAGGAAGAGGTGAAACCACGGAAGTCTGCGGCCCCGTCGTTCATGACAGAGGCGCAGGAGGAAGCTCCCTTCTAGCTGAAGCCACCGTCCCCGCGCACGGTCACCGCTCGCGACGGCAGTTCACTAGTGACCCTGATAGCTTAAGAATGAAAGAGGAAAGAGACTATGAGTAAGGCAACTACGACAGAGCTGGCCGAGGTGGCCGCCCCGATCAACGCGATATCGCTGCTGTCGCGTCCCGCGAACAAGGAAGTCCCAGACTTCATCGCGGAGGTGCAGGACCACGGCACGAGCGAGCTGCGGAAGTACATCACGCCGCCGCGGCTCAAGGTGATCCAGGGCCAGAGGACAGAGAAGTACAAGGACTTCAACCCGGGAGAACTGGTGCTGGCCCCGCAGGCGATGCTGTTCGCCAGGAACGAGGAGCCGTTCTACTTCATCCCGCTGCTGTTCTACCCGGAGTGGGCGACAGCCAACCCGTGGGCGCTGAAGGACCAGCTGCCAATGTTCGTCAAGGGCTCGCGTACGCGGGACCCGGCCAGCGACGTGGCGCGCAGGGCGAGAGATGCTGATCTCCGGGATGCCGACAAGTGCCTCGACCCCGCCGGCAACCCGAAGCTCGACAGCAAGGGAAAGGAGTGCTACCTCAAGCACATCGAGTTCCTGACGTACGTTATCGTGATCGTCGGTCACCCGGAGTACACCGGCATGATGGTTACCGTGTCGTTCGCCAAGGGTGAGCACAAGGTCGGCTCGTCTTTCGGCCTCAAGGTCGACGCGCGAGGGTGCGCCATGTGGGGCTGCATCTTCGAGGGCCGGGTGCCCAAGACCGAGCGGCGCAACAGTGAGGGCGCGTGGTTCGGCATTGACGTCGACAACCCGTCGAGTCCCGATGTGCCGAAGTTCGTGCAGAACAGGGATGAGTTCGCTGCCCTGACGAAGATGCACGACGAGCTGGTCATCCAGGCTAAGCTCGACCAGCTGCGACCAGACCTCGCCGACGAGGAAGACTTCGCCCCTGCAGGCGCGAACGAGACGCAGTTCTAGGCTAGCTGCCTAGGCTTCTCTTTGAGGTAGCCGGCGGCCAGTGGTTGCGAAGTGGGATGCCCCCATTATACTGACCCTCCTGAGCTGCCGGCCCTCGATTTCTACACGACGTAGTCTGTTTTTGGTAGAACCAAAGCAGGATCATTCGGATGGCGTCAAGGATCTCAGTACTAGCCGAGCTCGAGCGCCTGAAGTGGACCTTCAAACCACTGTCAGACTCAGAGGTGAAGCTACAGTGTCCAGATCCCGGGCATGATGACAAGGACCCCTCGGCCACGATGAACGTGGAGAGCGGTCTGTGGAATTGTAAGGTGTGTCCTGCTAAGGGAGACTTCGTCCAGTTCTACTCGCTGGCCACCGGGAAGAACCGTTCCACCGTCTTCAAGTTTCTGTCGACAATGTACGACCTCGAGGAGGTCAAGACCGTCGACGTGAGCGTGGTGGAGACTGCGTTCCAGATGCTCCCGTCCCAGCCCCACCTGCTGAAGGCGCTCAGGGACCGGGGCATCACGGACGAGGACCTGCGGAAGTACCGCATCGGGTATCAGGACGGCCGGGTCACCATCCCAGTCAAGAACGCCCACGGGCTGTTCGTGAACATCCGCAAGTATCTTCCTGGAGCCCCCGGTCCTGAGAAGATGCGAAATCTCAGCGGGCGCGGGCAGACCCGCCTGTACCCGATAGAACAGATGGAATACGAGACGATCGTGCTTTGCGCGGGCGAGATGAAGGCCATACTGGCAGCGCGACTGCTTAACTCACACGGGATAGGCGCGGTGTGTGCCACGGCAGGCGAGGGCAACTGGGAGCCCGAGCTGACTATGGAGTTCAAGGGCAAGAAGGTCTACGTCATGATGGACGTGGATGACGCGGGAGTCAAGGCAGCAGAGGCGCACCTGATGCGACTGAGACTGGTCGCCTCTTGGCTCGGTTGGGTGCAGCTGCCCCTCGACAGGGACAAGCATCCCAAGGGAGACGTCAACGACTTCGTGGCTGCGGAGAGCGGTGACCTGGTCGCCCTCGTCCTCGGTACTCCACAGTGGCTCCCAGATGCCGTACCTGATCATCAGGTGAATGGCGAAGAGTCGGTGCTGTCCTGCAGGCTGCACGAGACGGTGAGAGCGACCAACGTCGGGCGCCGGATGAGGTTCAGCGGCGTGGTGTCGGCGTCGGTGGTCGGTCACTACGTGGTACCGCGCAGGGTCAAGGTCAAGTGTGGGAAGATGCAGAACTGCTGCCCGCTGTGCGCGGTGTACGCGTCCGACGCCACTGAGTTCGACGTGAGCCCAGAGTCGCCCTCCATACTGCAGATGGTGCACGCAGCGAGTCAGCACCTCGACGGCGCCATGCGCGACGCCATAAGAGTCCCGCGTGCGTGCAAGGACGCGCAGCTCGACGTGACCGGCCACTTCGACGTGGAGGACGTACAGATAGCACCGTCACTCGAGATCTCCAATCAGGACGTGGACAAGTCCGCCAGGCGCGGCCTGTGCGTCAGCTGCACAGGAGAGCTGAACGCGTCCTACGAGTTCACCGGCAGGATGTTCCCGCACCCGCAGAACCAACAGGCGACGCTGGTCCTATCAGAGGCCGAGGCCGCCCACGATGCCCTCAGCACGTACGTGCCCACTGACCTCGAGAAGCTCCGCGTCTTCAGGCCCGACGAGTGGTCCAGGGAGGGTATCGAGACGAAGCTCCATCACCTCTATTCTGACCTGGAGCGCAACGTCACCAGGATCTTCATGCGGCACGACGTCCACCTGTTCGTCGACCTGGCGTACCACTCGCCGCTGCTGCTCGACCTGGACGGCAAGGAGGTCAAGGGGTGGGTCGAGACGCTCATTGTCGGGGACTCAGCCCAGGGCAAGAGTTACGTCTTCGACAACCTACTGAGGCACTACCGCGTCGGGGAGAAGCTGGTCTGCAAGGGCGCCACTCCGGCCGGCCTGTTGGGCGGCGTCAAGAAGGTGGGCGAGCAGTGGATCATCTCCTGGGGCGTCATACCGACCCACGACCGGCGACTCGTCGGGCTCGAGGAGATGAAGGGCATGTCTACAGAGGCTTTCAGCAAGTGCACCGACATGCGGTCGTCCGGTGTGGCTGAGATTACCAAGATCGAGAAGAAGCGAACGCTCGCCAGGACCAGACTGGTCGGTCTTTCGAACTGCAGGCACGACAGGACCGTGTCATCCTACGCGTTCGGCGTGGAAGCGGTCAGGGACCTGATCGGTGCGCCCGAGGACATCCGCAGGTTCGACGCAGCACTGATAGTCAGCAAGGAGGAGGTCGATCCGGGAGTCCTCGACGAGCTCAGGCGCAACCCGCCGGACGTGCCGCACGTGTACACTAGCGAGCTGTGCCACTCCCTGATCCTGTGGGCCTGGACTCGTAAGCGCGGTGACGTGCTGTTCGACGAGGACGCGTCAGAGCACGCGCACGAAGAAGCAGTCAGTTTGTCCAAGAAGTACAGCGCGCAGATACCACTGGTCGATGCAGGCTCTATGCCTGAGAAGCTCTCGAGGCTCGCCGCGTCAGTGGCGTGCCGGACCTTCTCGACGCAGGACGAGGACGAGACAAAGGTGCGCGTGAGGAGGTGCCACGTCAAGTTCGTGGTGGCGCTCCTCGACAGGGTCTACTCGTCCAAGATCTTCGGGTACGAGTACTACTCGAGGGCCCTGCAGCAGACGCACGTCCTGCGCGACCCGGCTGAGATCAAGTCCGCCATCGAGTCGACGATCAATCCGAAGGACCTGCACCAGCACCTGCTGTTCTCCGACTACGTGGACCAGCATGACCTGCGGGACTGGGTGGGAGGTGACTACGGCATAGCCGGCAACCTGCTGTCGGTGCTGGTGAGGAAGCAGGCGCTCAAGAAGATCGGGCGCACGTACGTGAAGACACCGGAGTTCATCGAGTGGTTGAACAGGACGACGATCGTCGATCGTCCCGACCACCTCAAGAAGGAGACCGACAAGGACGGAAAGGAGAAGAAGTTCTGACATGAAGACGAGCGATCACATACTGTTCAGGGACGTGAGTCATGCCAACGAGAATGCAGGTAAGAAGACCAAGACCTGGCACGTCGAAGCTGTGACCGGTCACTTCTTAGGAGAGGTGAAGTGGTATGCTTCTTGGCGAAGGTATAACTTCTTTCCAGCACAGCAGTCGACGTTCGATGCCGACTGCCTGTTCACCATAGCTGAGTTCTGCGAGAGGCAGACCAGCGAGTACAGAGGGGAGGTGACACCGTGAGGGAGCTCAGAAACGAGATAGTAACCGGTATCAACAGCGCCATGGCCTGCGTGAAGGGCTTCCACACGAAGCTACAGGTGTGTCCGACCCAGAGGCTGTCCGACCCGAGGCTCAAGGAGGTGGTGGACGAGCAGCTGTACCAGTCGGCGCTGAGCCTGAAGGGCCTGGCCGACAAGTTCGAGCGCATGCTGGTTGAGCATAGCGACGACGAGCGCGTGGCCCGTGCCCAGCTCGTCGTCGAGGAGATCGAGGAGCTATTGATGGCTCTCTCCGAGCGAGACGAGGTGGAGACGCTCGACGCCCTGGCCGACGCCCTGTACGTCATCAAGGGCACGGCCGTGACGCTCGACCTGCCGCTCGCCGAGGGCTTCGTAGAAGCTCACGAGTCGAACATGACGAAGACCAAACAAGAAGATGATCCTTCAAAAGCTCGTGTGCGTCGCAAAGGACCCAATTACATTCCTGCGAACTTTTTGCGAGTGCTGACAGACTATCGTCAATTTCAGTTGAGTCCTCATGACTTCAGGTCCACAGACGAGTGCGCGCTGTGCGGTGAGTCACTGCACAGGGCCCTCAGGCAGTTCGACGAGCACGGCAGGTCGCACTGCCGGGGAGTGAGACTGGCATGATCAAGGCACTAGGATGCCACGTGTTCGCCGGCGGGATGACCGCAGGTTTCAAGGACGTGTTCGACGTGAAGGCCCAGCTGGAGGTGCACGGGCTGGGCGACGACACAGTGGAGAAGGTCTGGAAGGTGCCAGTGATCCGACCGGCTGATGGAGCCTGCGCGTGGCCCGCGCCAGTGGCACTGGGTCACGGCAGGATCGACGTGCTCTACGGCAATCCAAGATGTACCGCGTTCTCGAACGTGACGGCGGGGTTGTCCTCTACCGGTCACGGCCCCGAGGCGAGGCAGTGCCAGGACGTCAAGGAGCTGGTCGACTACGGGCTGGCCTACGAGTTCTCGCTCATCGTGTGGGAGTCTGTCCAGCAGGCCTACCGCACAGGGAAGCCCCTCGTGGATTCTTTTACTAGAAGATTCATCGAGAACGGCTACCGGGTCGCGCACGTGTTCGTGAACGCCCGGACTTTCGGTAACGCGCAGAATCGCAAGCGGTACTTCCAGGTGGCCTACCCCAGAGACAGGCAGTTCAACGTCGACCTGCCGCCGATGCTGGAGCACGCTCCGATGCTGTGGGACGCGATCTCCGAGAGGCGACACCGGGAGTGCAATGTCGTCGACCCGCTGCCGATGATCAGGGACGGGGGGTACGATCAGGACTCGTACCTGCAACTGACCGCGGACGAGTGGCACTCGCTGCCGCACATGGCCAGCGGGTGGGACGCCAACACGCTGGCGCAGTACGACTACGAAAAGCTGTCACCGGCCTTCAAGGCGAAGTGGGACGAGCGGATGTCAGACATGCCGTTCAGCATGCACGGGGTGCACCGACCGGCGTGGATGTGCGCGGCCCCGACGCTCACCAACTCCTGCTGCAGGCTGCTCCACCCGTGGTGGCACCGGCCCTGCACGGTCGGCGAGCTGGCCGACATCATGGGATGGAGGGGCGAGATACCGGTAGGGCCAGACCCGTTCAGCCAGATCGCCAAGGGCGTCGTGCCGGACGTGGCCACCTGGATCGCGGAGATGTGCAGGAAGTGCCTGGAGGACGAGTGGGGTGGGCCTACCGAGGACTGGTCCACCCGGTACGATCACGTACGCGGTGTGTTCGAGGGCGAGGACACGTCTGGTCAGGACGAGAAGGTTATCGACGTCACGCAGTACTACCCGCGAGACTTCGACATCGGTAGGTTCCCGGCAGAGTGCCAGGAGCAGTGTCATAGGTTCAACGTCGACCCGAAGACGGGCCGGCTCATCAGGAAGTGGAAGGAGATAGCATGAGCATCTACGACAGCATCGACAACATGTGGGAGCACCTACTGTTCGTGCTCCTGAACTGCGCAAATAATAGAGACTCTCGTGACGGCCCAGTGTGCGGTGAGGTCGTCGGGTACAAGGGCGTGCTGGACGCCAGCAAGCAGCGGACGTTCCTCACGAACGATGTCAGGAACCTCTCGCCGTCGTACGCGGCGGCAGAGTTCCTCTGGTACATGTCGGGCGAGGGCAGCACGGAGATGATCGAGAAATACGCCCCCAGCTATGTCAAGTACCGCAGGCAGGACGGCACGGCGTACGGCGCGTACGGCCCGCGGATGTTCGCGGCCTGGGACGTGACCACTGACTTCAGTGGCACGTCGCAGGTGCCTGACGACCGACCCGCGCTCGAGCGGATCGTCGACATGCTCAGGAAGTCCTCGCTCTCCAGGCAGGCTGTGCTCCAGTTCTGGGACCCACACGACTTGTCAGTCGCTGAGTCAGGCGGGTGCGCGGACGTGCCGTGTACGCTCGGCCTGCAGTTCTTGGCCCGCGACGGGGCACTCCACATCGTCACGACCATGCGCTCGAACGACGCGTGGCTCGGGTTCCCGTACGACGTGTTTGCCTTTACGTGCCTGCAGCGGGTCGTGGCCTGCGAGCTTGGCCTCCAGGTGGGAGAGTACCACCACCAGGTCGGCAGCATGCACCTGTACGCGCGGAACGAGACGAGAGCTCGGGAGGCCCTGGCGAGCGGAACCTCAACAGAGGTCCCACACGGCTGGCAGCTCGACGACACGCTCGACTCGGTCAAGCTTGCGGTCGAGCTGGAGTCACTCCTGCGCCACGGTGGCAACCCGCTCGAGGTCGAGGCTCGCGCGCAGGCGCTCGGCGGCATGGGGACCGACCTGCTCAGGGCGTGCTGCAACAAGCTCAGGCCCGCGCTGGAGTGGTCGCCACGGTCACCCCTGATGCAGAGGAGAAGCAATGCCTGTACTGATGCTAAGTGAGCGCACGTGGTACGTGGCCACGCAGATAGAGGATCGGGCCGTCAGGCCCACCAAGGTGCGCGTGCAGTTCGTGTCCAAGGACGGTCGCGGTCACTTCAAGGACGCGGCCGGGAAGTGGAGGTGGGTGGACCCGTCGTCGTGCGACGTGGTACCAGACGAGAATGTCACTAACGAAGGAGAAGACCCGACATGTTAGTCTCTCCAACTGGAATAGAGCTTCAACTAACAGTTTCTGGTTTGAAAGGATGGGTAAAATCATACTTATAGTCAGTGGTGGGGATTTAGTCGGGAAGTCCACGTTCTGCAGGGCGGCCCTGGCCGCGATAAACGACTGCGGGCTGCCGCACATGGCGGCGCACCTGTCACGGCCGCCCGCGTGCTTCGACTACTACGGCGGGTACCTGGAGATGATCCGACCGCACGTGGTGTACGACAGGTTCCACCTCGACGCGCTCGCGTACAGGAAGTGCGACGACCACGAGTCGAGCCTGACTCCTCTGAAGTATGACCTGGTCGACGCTGCGATCAGGGAGGCGTGCGGATTCATCGTGCTGGTCACTGCGGACGAGGCGACCGTGCGCGAGAGGCACGCCCAGAGGGGCGACGACATGTACGACATCGAGCACATCGTCATGGTGAACAGCGTGTTCAACCAGATGGCTGAGGACCTCGACGGGACCTTCGTCATGCGCGACATGCAGTTCAGGTACAGGATCGACGCAGTCGTGTCCGACCAGTCATGCTGGAAGGACGTCATCGACGCGTACGTCTCGAGGTTCGAGGAATGGAGGGAGCTGGTCGGATGATCGAGCTGCACGAGGGGCTTGAGATACGAGAGATCCCCAGATTCCCTCACTATTTCGCTAGGGAAGAAGGTTCAGTATGGACGTTATGGTATAAACGATGGAGAGCTCAACCACAAAGAGATTGGAAGCTTGGAGAAGAATTTCACTCGTGTGTTACGGTATACAACAAGGCTTCAGATAGATTAGTAGTATCAATGTACGGTGTTCAACCGTACTTACACCACGTGATGTTAGAGGCCTTTGTTGGTCCCAAGCCTCCAGGTTTAGAGTGCTGTCACTACGATGGTGACGAGACTAACTGCAGCATTCAAAATTTGAGATGGGATACCCATAGTTCAAATGAGCTTGACAAACGTCGATGCGGCACTTCTAATCAAGGCGGTAGACATTGGAGAGCTCTATTTCATGACTCAGATGCATTGCGAATACTCCAACGTCACGCCGCAGGTGACGATATTACACGACTTGCTGAAGAATACAACGTGTTGCCCATAGTTATTTATAAGCTAGTTCGTAGACAATCGTATACTCATTTGGTGTTTCCGTGATAAAGTTTGAATCTGGTGGGATGCTTTGTGAAACTCATGGAGATCTTCCATCAGTTCCAAGTATAATACCAAACTTATACTGTGATTTTGAGACCTCGTCTGGAGACCCGAAGCTCAAGTCGACCAATCCCTGGCACCACTGCTCAGCCATAGGCGTCGCGGTGGCGTTCGGGCGCGACAGTCCTATCTGGTTCGTGCCGAAGCGGCTCATGTCAGGCTGGTGGGGCGACGTGCTCAGGGCATCCGCCGCCTGGACCAACCATCACGTCAAGTACGACGCGCACGTGTCGGCCAACGACCTGAATGAGGTCTTCCAGAGGGAGATGCGCTGCACGCTCACGCGGGCGAAGCTCATCGACTCTGACAGGATCTACAAGGGAGGCTACGGGCTCGACGTCCTCTCCGAGCAGCTGCTCGAGGAGAACATCGACAAGTACGGGCGCGCGATGCTCCCGTACCTCGAGGACTCCAAGGACTACGGCGACGTGCCGCTGGACATCCTGGCAGAGTACGCGTGCGTCGACGTGAGGACGAACATCAAGCTAGACGTCTGGCAGGAGCAGCACTTCCCGGCGGTCTCCGACGAGGTCTGGGAGACGTCGAAGAAGTTCGAACGCGTGCTCTTCGACATGGAGCGCCGCGGGATGCTCATCGACCGGAAGAAGGTCAAGCGAGCGCACATTGACACGATCAAGAAGATGCTCGAGAAGGACTACGAGCTAGAGAAGCTCATCGGGCGGGTCTTCTCGGCCACCTCGAACAAGGACTGCTACGACGTGCTCTGCAACCAGTTCGGCCTGCCGGTGCTGGCCTGGACCGAGCCGAGCGAGAGGGCGGACGGCACGATGTCGAAGCCAGGGCCGTCGTTCGACGCTGACGCGCTCGCGCTCTACCTGGACCACCCAGACGCGCCCACGGAGATCGTGCAGGGCATCCTGGACTACAGGAAGCTGTCCACGTTCCAGTCGCTGTTCGTCGGGGCGTGGGAGAAGAAGGGCCACATCTCCGACGACAGCAGGCTGCACCCGACGTTCAACGGCAGGGTGCGCACGGGCCGGCTGAGCGCGAGCGAGCCCAACCCGCAGCAGTTCGACACCGCGGCCAAGTCGCTGGTCGAGGCTCCCGAGGGCTACGGGATCATCTGCGCGGATTATTCGCAGGTTGAGTACAGGGTGCTGGTGCACTACCTGGAGAACCGGCGGTGCATCCAGATGTACCAGGACGACCCGTGGACCGACTTCCACCAGATGATCGCCGACTCGATACCGTGCAGCCGCGACGCGGCCAAGACGCTGAACTTCGCCATCGGGTTCGGGCAGGGAAAGAAGAAGACGATCGCCGCCCTGGCCATCAACAAGAAGTTCGTCGGGACCATCTGGGATGAAATTGTCAATGACAGTACAATCCCACCTGAGGCCCGACGTGCCGCGGTCGAGCGTGCCTGCGCGTACCGCGCCACCGCTGTATTCGACAAGTATCACGCGGACCTGCCGGAGCTGCGCTCGGTCAGGGAGCGCGCGGCCGCCGCGTGCAGGGCCAGGGGCTCGGTGCGCAACCACTACGGCGCGCTCAGGCACCTGCCGGAGCAGGCAGCACACACGGCCCTGCCGAGCCTGTGCCAGTCCACGGCGGGAGAGCTCTGCCGGGAGCGGATGGTCGCCCTCGCCGAGGAGGTGCCGGAGTTCGAGATGTTCGCGCAGGTGCACGACGAGGTGGCGGGCTACGCCCCGCTCGAGCTCTGCCAGGACGAGCGCTTCCTGCGCAAGATAGTGAAGGTGCTCGAGAGCCCGTCGCGGCCGTTCAGGGTGCCTATCAAGGCGGCCATCGGCTGGGGTCCCAACTGGGCTATTGCTAAATCTGATGACGCTAAGCGAAAGTTTGTTTGAGGTAGGAGAACGAGATGCTGACGCACGACGGAGTAGAAATAAGACCCATACCCGGGGAGCTAGGATTCTTTGCGCGTGCTGACGGCACGTTGTGGACCATCTGGAACAACCGCGTCGCCGGTCGCAGCTGGGTAGACTGGGAGCAAGGCGACGAGTTAGTACGAGTGGAGGAGAGCACTATTGGAAAATACAGAGCGGCCAGGATGTACTCTGCCAACCCTCTTCGAGTTCATGTAGCAGTGCTGAGGGCGTTTAGGGGCTTATGTCCTGCGGGACTAGAAGCCTGCCACAATGACAGTGATTCCATGAATTGCGCTATCACCAACTTGAGATGGGACACTCATCTCTCAAATATGAAAGATGCGATAGCGGCCGGGCATATGTATACTACTGGGAAGGGTCGCCCTCACAAGCTCACTCCGGAAGAAGAACTTGAACTCTACAACTACTACGCTACGAACAAGTTCTCCATGAGGTCTCTCGCGGAATACTATAACCTGAGCCTCGGTGGGGTGCGCCTGATTATCATTAGGTGTAAGGCTCTAATTGAGGCATCCCAGCTCTAAGAAGGCGTTAAAATTAAAAACTGAGTTAATAATTAAATAATTATTGAACTTAGTTAGCAAATGTTCACTATGTAACCATCGGACCGACCGCCACTTACGCAGAAACCTGTTTTGAATTTTTATTCAGTGCAGACATGTTAAAATATTTTCAGAACGGCGGCCCGCCACCCCAGGCACCTGGCGGTGGGGACCCGAGCCGCCGTCCCCGGTGACTGGCACGAGAGACCGGCGGCGGTAAGCCACCAACAGGGAGACCTGGCCGCGGTGCACGCCACGCTCTGGAGGGACAACCTGGTAGACGGCCGTGGAGGCCATGACCGCGAGAGGAACGCCGTGAGGCGTACCGGGGCGGATGGCTGAGACGGCGACCCTGGCCCGTCGGCACGACGGGTGGACCGGTACAGCGCCCGGCAGGGGGTGACCTCAGCGACTCACAGGGAGCGCGAACCACGACGGGGCCTCAGCCACAAGGACTGAGGCTCCTCTGGCCCGCGCTGCCGTACACTGGTATCAGCCAGTGCGGTAGACGGAACGGCCCAGCGGAGCCGGTAATCCGTGGAGAAGTAGTATCATGGCGAAGCAAGTCAAGACCACCGTCGCTCGTCTCGCGTCCGTCGCAGTCGCCCACGCCGCCACGGCGCCGCAGCTGCAGGACAAGCTGGAGCGCACGTCCAACGAGACCTCCAGGCAGTACTTCGAGGAGAACGCCCAGCCCGTGGACGTCAAGATCAACGGCGTCCCGATGGTGGCGTACGTGAAGACGGACTTCAACAGCGGCTCGTTCGGATGGTACCTCAACGGACAGATGGGCCACAAGCTGAGCGCCCAGTGCGCCAAGAAGGACTTCCTGGCGAACGCCGGACCGATCGAGGTGCAGATCGCCGGGCGGAACTACGCCGCGTGGCCGACGTTCAGCAGCCAGGGCTCGTGCATCTGGAATCTCAGCACCAAGGTGGACCTGCCGGTCGGCACCCACAAGTGCCTGGTCCAGGCCGGACTCAACCTGTCGATCACCAACAGCAAGAAGCTCGGTGACGAGGACACGCTGAGGGAGCACTGCAACCTGCAGATCGGGTTCAGCCTCACGGTGGTGTACAGCAAGACTGGCGCCGGGGTGAGCATCTGATCCTCGTCGTCAGCACCGTCGAGTGACGGCCTGAGGGCAATCATCTGTGGAGGCCCAAACCGAGTCGTGAGCTCGGAGGGCGTGAAGCAGCTCTGCTTGCCCGACGGCCGCAATTCCGCGAGAGCCGCTACTGCGGTGAGGAGGAAGTGTCATGGCGACGCAGACGATGCGTGAGGTGAAGGGCTTCAAGTTCTCGGAGGGCGACCGCGTCCTCATCAGGGTACCGGGACAGCACAGCTACCTGGGCGTGATCAAGGGCGCCGAGGTGGACTGCGGCAGCGTGCTCTACAAAGTGAGCAACAGGGCCGGAGCCCGCAGCTGGGAGTTCGTGTTCGTGGCCGAGGAGTACCTGACGAAAGTGAGCGAGTAGCATGGTCGCAGTCTACAAGGAGCTGCCCAAGAAGGGGTTGGTCGTGTCAGGTACCAGGAAGGACGTATGGGACGCGTTCGACTCAGTGTCCAGGGAGTGGGAGGACAACGACGAGTACTACTGCGTGTACCTGCCGCTGAAGAACGGACGCCGCGTCCGAGTGTTCAACACGGCGAGGAACACGATCCATGAGGTGCACAGCATCATGAGCACGTGGGACGACCAATCGAAGTACTCGATCCGCATCCCCCTAATCATAGAGGGCTGGACACCGCGGCAGCCGTCTGGTATACTGGATGCTGCCGCTGATCACGCAGCGGGAGACCCGCCGCCGGCGACAGTCTGCCCGCTGCAATGCAATGTGTATGCAGAGGAGGAGTGGAGATGACGTTCGAAGAGTTCCAGAAGAGTCGCAAGCTCTGCACTGGTCCCATGGAGGACTGGGAGGGCGACGCGAGCCACAACGAGCCGAGGTTCCAGTACTGGCTGAAGTCGAAGTACGACAACGACAGGCAGCCCGTCAGGGTCGCCATCCTCATCGGTGAGGGCGTGTTCGACACGCAGTCTAGCCAGGGGTACCCCTGGCTAGACTGCTTCACGAGCCTCGAGGAAGCCGAGCGCAAGCTGTGGAACTTCGCGCTCAGCGAGGAGTGGGGCGTGGAGGGCACCAGCGAGCCAACGCGCAAGATCGTCAAGGAGGGCGAGTTGCCTCTCAAGCAGCCCGACGGAACTGAGGTCGACACAGAGGAGCTCCTCATATCGATCGGCGGGCTCGAGCTGCTTAACTCGTTGTGGGACTGGGGGATCACCGCCAGGCACATGCCCGATGGTCAGGTCGAGCTGGTCGGAGACGACGAACAGATCATCAACTACCTCAAGGAGAACGAACCATGACGCCATACTGGGTGAGTTTCACAGACGGATCAGGGGCCTGCGTGGAGGCCGATGATCCGAGCTCCGCGAGGGTCATCGCGCAGCAGCAAGGAGGTGGACGGGTCGTGTCACAGGCAACGGTAGAGCGCCTGCCGTACCCCGCCGAGCCGCGCCTCGGCCCGCAGTCCAGCTGCCCGTCGTTCTGCTGGAAGCCGCGCCAGTGCGCGGGGTACAGCAGCTGTCCCGACCTTCGCAGGACCTGCTCGGAGTAGTCCTAACAAGAGGAGAGATCATGACGTATGTACGTACCGAGCCGGCAGTGTTCTGGCGCAAGATAGCGGACTCTATCGACGTCAACTACGTGAGAAAGGTCATGCGTCGGGAGTATCGCGTGCCTGAAGACGAGTCGACGTTCATCGGGCTCGATGACCTGCGACATGCAGCCAGTGTGATGATGTGGCCGGCCGATTTCAGCATGTACCTCGTCGGATACGGTGGGCATGCTGCCATCGGCTGTCAGAGGCAGTACACCTTCCATGAATGGAAGGAGAGGATGGAGGGAGGTGTGAGATGACCTCGGGTTGAGTCCCCGGTGCCCCGCGTCGTACAGCGGCGCGGGCCGCCGGCAATTCCGCCGGAGGTGGCTCATAGTCTACCAGGAGGTGGTCTATGACCATCAGGAGGAGAAGATCATGGCGAAGATACAGTACAGGGTGACGGCCCGCATGCTCGGCGACGAGACCGCGTTCAGGGAGTTCGCGGGCGAGCTCGACGCGGTGCTCGACTGGGTGCAGGAGACGCTCACGAACGACGACGTGCAGGAGGCCCTGCAGGACAGGAACGACGGCGACAACGTCGTGAAGTTCGAGGTGTCGGTGCTCCAGCACCCCGACGCGTGCCCGGGCTGCAGATGGATGCCGGGAGACGGCATCAACCCGAGGTGCAACGACCCACGCGGTTGTCGGGCAGCGCGCCTCAAGAAGCTGGAGCAGCTGCACGAACTGGCGAAGGACCTCAGCGTGTCGCTGACGCTCGAGCAGCGTGAGGCGCTCGAGGCGGTGTTCATACCATGAGCGTCCGCACCTCCGCAGACTTCATCTCGATCGAGGCCCTCGAGGACGCAGCTCAGAACTTCGGCGAGTGGCAGTACTACGACCAGCTCTACGGTGACTCTGAGGCAGACTATCCCAGGGAGCCGGACGAGACGCGAGTCGACTGCCACGTCTCGGGCTGCTTCGCCACCAACGGCGAAGCGCTGTGTGAGATGCTCGGCGAGCACCTGATAGTGGACTGCTCGTCGGCCGGTCCAGACTCAGGCAACATGGATCACGCCTGCGCTCGTTGTGGGCGCTACTGGCACGTACCACTGTACTAACTGATGAGGAGAAGAAGATCATGGCGAAGAAAGTGTCGTCTGTGAGACGCATCGTAGACAGACAGTACCTGGGCGAGCTGCACGCGACGGTGGACCTCGCGTTCGCCCTCGCGGAGGAGGCGTTCGACTCCGTAGACGAACTGTCCAAGGAGGCCCGGCTCGGCGTCGGGACTCTGTACAACCTGCGAAGTCACCGGACGCGACTCCCGCAGTTCTACTCGATCGTGAAGCTCTGCCGCGCCGTCGGGCTCGACGTCAAGGTGGAGCGCAGGACCATCAAGCTGTCACTTCACAAGAAGGAGAGGAGAGCATGAGACCCCCAGCAGACTTTGATGCGTATAAGTTCGGCCTATGCCCAGGCTCAGTCACGCAGTTTGGTCGCAACTACGTCAGCGACGACGGGGAGTTCATACAGATAGTCTTCACCAGAGTAGACAGGACCGAGCCCTGCCTCGTGCTGATACTCAACGGCGTGCCCGTGGTGACGACGAAGTACTCCTGCGAGAGGCACGAATACGAGACGACGTGGTTGGGATACCTCAGCGGACCGTACGGAGAAGACCTCATCAGAGCTTACTGTCGTCTGGCGGTGATCTTTGGCGAGGACTCGCAGGAGGTGTATGACTATGTGGTCAAGGGCGAGGTGCCGGGCGACGTGCGCCGAGAGCTGGTAGAGTTACTCGCCGACGTAGACATGAGCAGCATGCGCTCGAGATTCGACTCTGTCGGGGAGGTGATGTACGCTTATTCCGGCGACGGGCATGACACCTGTGAGTTCGAGGGTCGACTCGCGTCGATACTCTACGAGCATCATCCTGACGGCAAGAACTTGTCAGAACCGACTGGATGGTGACCCATGCGCAAGCCAAAAATCACCGCGAGGCAGGAGGGAGGCGACGACGGATACTGCTACGTCGTCAGGGTGGACGGCCGAGTCTTCGTGACCGGCCTCACCAGGGCCGAGGTGCCCTACTACAAGGAGCAGGCGAGGAGGTACGAAGAATCATGTCACGATGCGAAGACTTTCCCTGCTGCGGGCACGAGCCCGGGTGCTGCCCGGACTACGACGAAGACACCGGACGGCAGCTCAACATGAAGTGCGTGTGCGGGGCTGTGCTCCCGATCGACAACCCGAGCTCGCTCTGCGAGGGCTGCCTCAGGGACCCCGACGACCCGGACCAGTTCCTGCCTGATGATGACGACCTCCCGTACGAGGGAGACATCGACGACTAGGATTCAAGCTGGACGAGACCTGAGGGAGTTGTTATAGTAAGGACTGTTCGTTTACTGAAGTTCCTACAGGAAGGGAGACGCGATGTCGAAGAGATACACGGTGACGCTCGAGGTGACGGTCGACGACGACGTGGACGTGGTGCCAGAGATCGAGGAGGCGCTGCACGGTGCCGGCCTCGAGGCGATGGACGTGTGCGCGACGGAGCGCAAGCTCACGCGCGAGGAGATCATGAAGGAGATGGAGGACGCGCTAGGAGAATAGATCCACATTCACGCTAACTCTAACACAAGGAGACATGTGACATGACGAAATCCAAGAAAGTTAAGTACCCTTACGTGATCATTCGCACCTACTCAGCGGGATGCTTCGCGGGCCTGCTCGTGAGGCGAGAAGGCAAGGAGGCAGAGCTCATTAACTGCCGACGACTGTGGTACTGGGCGGGGGCTGCCACGTTATCCCAGCTGGCAGTGGACGGAACGTCTAAGCCCACTGAATGTAAGTTTCCTACCCCGACGCCAAAACACGAACTGACTGAGGTCATCGAGGTCATTTACACTACGGCTAAGGCTAGGAAGAGCATCGAGGAGGTGCCGGTATGGCGGGAATAAGTGACGGCTCCGGCTACGGCGACGGCTACGGCGACGGCTCCGGCGACGGCGACGGCTACGGCTCCGGCTCCGGCTACGGCGACGGCTCCGGCTTCGGCTCCGGCGACGGCTCCGGCTCCGGCTACGGCTACGGCGACGGCTACGGCGACGGCTCCGGCTACGGCGACGGCTACGGCGACGGCTCCGGCGACAGCTCCGGCGACGGCTCCGGCTCCGGCTCTGGCTACGGCGACGGCTACGGCGACGGCTGACAGTTCAACGAGGTCTGATGAGTACCTCTTCAAACTCATCGCTCGTACCAGCCGAGCATCACTAGTCTGGTAAGGAGATATGATCATGGCAAAGAACGTGTTGCAGCATGAACAAGTGAGAGCGAAGGCTGAGGGCGATCGCCCTCAAACTTCGCGCCGTCAGGCCGCACTGGCCAACCTCACCCCGGAGCAGCTCGCCGCCCGTCAGGGCACGGAGCTGCCGCCGGAGGGGAAGGGCAAGAAGCCGAAGAAGGAGCGAGTGTACTACCCGGGCCTGCAGGTCGACCAGGAGCAGCGGGCGACCGTCAAGCTGGTCGACGCGATCCCTTCAGACTACGACGAGAAGCTGCACCTCCCGCTGAGGCCGCAGGACTTCGAGAACGAGTGGCCCCTCCTCGTCTGGAGAGCCGAGCGCTATGAGCGCGCGGCGGCCAAGCTCCGCAAGGACGCCGAGATCTGCAAGACCTCCGGGTCGGCCAAGGAGCGCGCCAAGAAGAAGCGCATCAACCACCTGAAGGAGATGCTGGCGAAGCTGGAGGCCGAGAGCGACGACGAGGAGTAGTGTCAGTGAGTGACTGATACTGCTCACACAATTGTGTGAGCAGTATCATCACGCCCTGGGCCTTCCCTGCTGCTGCCGGCAGGCCCTCAAGAGGGGTGGGCGAAGCTCCTCATCGTTTCTGTGCCGCGCGTAGCGGCCTTACGCTGATCGAGTTCACATCAATCGAAGGAGACAAGACATGAGTACCGACATGACAGACGCACCTGCCAAGCCCGCGAAGAAGGCCCCGGCCAAGAAGGAGAAAGCCAAGAAGGAGCGGCCCGCTCCGCTGCCGCTGCCGGAGCGGATCGCTAAGATGCGCGCGGACGCTGCTAGGTTCAGCGCCCTGGCGCAGAAGCTCACGGAGGACGCCGACACGCTGGAGTCCACCGGCGACGAGAAGGCCCTGCAGAAGAAGCGCAGGATCGCCTTCCTCGAGAAGCAGCTGGAGGCCCTCCGGGCCGAGCAGCCCGCCCCGACGAGTGAGTCCGCGGTCTAGCACCCGGGACCGTCCGCCCGGCAGGCACTGTGTATCGCCGCGGCGGGCGAGCCCGTAGGCTAGGCGAGAGTATGACATACTTATCCACATCACTCGAACGAAAGAGACACGTCATGGCGCACGCGGACATGGACACGTCAGTAGAGAACTTCGAGCAGCTGACGGCACTGTGGGGCTCCGCTGGAGACCATGACCTCAAGGCGTCACTGGTCGACCCCTGCGGCCCGGGAGGCGGCAATCCGGTCGTCAGGTACGAGGGCGAGACCGACGACCTTCTGAATTTCTTGATGAGCCACTACCACGATGGCGCGTCGACCAGGGAGGACATGCGGCGGCTGCACGTCAGGGAGAAGCAGACGAAGGCCTCGCACCTGCAGCGCGCGATCGACCTAGCCGCTGATCAGAACGTGTCGTTCGAGGCCCAGCGGCTCATCGAGGAGTACGTCGCCAGGGAGCACCCGAGCGCGATAAAGCTGAAGTACCTCGTGATCGCGCTGCTGGACCTGTGCTACTAGGAGGAGTACGCGTCACTATCATTTCAGAGGAGACACAGTCATGGCATACGAAGAAGACGAAATAGAACCTCTGTCGAAGAGCTTCAAAAACTTCCTGGCCGCAGTGGGCGTCACGTCTGAGTGTCGAGCCACGCTGTGGCATGTAGACGAGGGACCTCCAGAGTACGAGGGCCTCCCAGGTTACATCAAGTTCTACGGGAGCGGCTGCGACAAAGACCTCGGTGATCCGCCCTCTACGAACCGCGACTGGCAGCTCGCTGATCAGTTCGAAGGCTGGCTCAAGGCTAATTCATTCAAGTATCACCGAGGTTATCCAGACGAGCCGGACGAGAAAGACCGAAGGTTCTTCCTCGGATCTGACGCTGTCAAGGGAGTGCTGGAGATAGCCGCCAGGTACGGGCTCGACGAGGCCGATCTGGACAACGCTTGAGGAAGGTTTGGTATACCAAGTCAGCCATGACCGCCCGAGCGGGAGGTGCAGCGACCGGCTCGTAGCCGGCACGCGGCCTCCCGCGACGGTGGTCCTGTACGCAGTTCAGCCTAACTGCATGAGGAGGTGCGTCGTGAGCAAGCACAGGTGGCAGAGCTACTCCCTGCTGAGGGAGCGCATGAAGTCAGAGGGCGCCTTCGACCACGAGGTCAAGGTGGCACAGCAGCGGGCCGCGCTCGAGGACCAGCCGCTCGACGTGCTGTATAAGCCGAGTGGCGGAGTGCACGGGGCCACGTGGCCGCGCGGCAAGCGTGCCTCAGAGCTCAGGGCAGGCGACAAGATCGTGCTGCCCTCTGACGGCGAGGGCAATCCTCGCGAGCGCTGCGACGTGCTCGAGGTCGGCCAGGAGGGTCACCCTGAGATCATGACTGTCTGTGTCATCCCTGAGGACCGCGGACCCGACGACGCGGATGGTCTCAGGGAGATGGGCTGGGCTGACTACCAGTTCTACGAGGTGTGGGAATGAGCCGTGACCAGAGGTACCTCGACTGGGAGCGCTCGCTGTACGAGACGCTCGTGAACGAATTAGGGCCGCCTGCGCCGCCGTGCGCTATCAGGGCGCTCGGGCCGTCGACCAGCGTCAGGACGTGCTCGGGCGACGCGTGCAGCCTGTGCGGCAGGTGCTCGGTGCACTGCGCGTGCAGGCACTACGAAAGGAAACGACATGCTAGAGAACCTTGACAACTGCGTCCAGCTCCACGAGGAGATCGAGGTCACGTACCTCGTGGATCACTACTGCGCCAAATTGCTCTCGTGGGACGACTCGGCAGTGATGCTGGAGGGCTGCGGTCCCACGATCCACGACGCGCTGGTCGCCCTCGACCGGCAGTGCGAGGGCCGAGACTGGCAGGACATTCGCAAGATGAAACCGATTGACAGGAGGTGATGCTCATATGATGACTAAGCGAGAGTTCCTGGACATGATCCACGGCTGGCCAGACGACCGGCCGATGCTGTTCGCCGGGCAGACCGGCGTGACGGCGCATGTGGTCGGATTACAGCACACAGCTGACGTCCTCAGCGTCAAGCTCGGGTGGACGAACCCGGAGGGCGGACCACCCGGACCTGGCAACCCTCCGCAGCCCGTCGACATCCGCGTGGTGCGCGAGTCGACAGGGCCGAAGGGCCCGGTCATGGTGGTCGAGCCGATGGAGCGCGGCGACGTCCTGGAGGACGTGGTGGCCTGCGCGCACCGTCAGGTGAACTCGTGGTGCCTGCTGAACAACATCGCACTCCCAACTGTAGAGGTGCTCGACCATCGTCCCGAGGGAGCGCGGCAGCACGAGGGACTCTACAAATGGTCCAGCAAGACCGTGCAGATCTACTCGGTCGGATGCCCCGTGAACAGCGACCAGTCGTGGCCGCGCTGGCTGCGGGACTACTCACCTCTCGGCGTGCTGGCCCATGAGTACGGGCACCACGTGCACCAGGAGCTCAAACGTAAAAGAGTAGATAGACTCTTTTACGATTGTCGTTGTAGCGTGGAACAACCGGTGTCGGTGTACGCGCGCACCGAGAACGACGAGGACTTCGCCGAGGCGATCCGCCTGTTCATCACCAACCCGTACCTGCTGCAGGAGAAGTGCCCGCGCAGGTACGAGTTCCTTACTGACACGCTCAAGCTGGTGCAGATAGACTGGAGAGACTGGAAGACGTGTCTCGACAACCCGACTCTAGAAGAGAAGGTGAGGAGGAGAGAATGGCCAGTGTAAAGAAGACCTTCACTGTGTACAAGAGGCATCCTGACGGCGAGTGGAAATTCTGGCAGCACGCACGCGGAGTGTCGGCTAAGCAGGTGTGCGCGGCCATTCGCTACTATACGAGCAAGACTAGGTCTCCAGTGGTGCTGGCCGACATCCGGGCCGAGGAGACCTCTCTGCCGCTTAACCCATACAAGGAGGAGCGACGAACGACCAGTGACCTGCTCGACGTGCTGCTTCAGCACGTGACCATTGATCAGCTGCAGGCTCTCGTCGAGGATCTGCGAGTCATCCGCGGCAAGCGGATGCTGATGGATTCGTACGAGTCGATGAACAGGGAGATTCAGAGACGTATGGACGTTACTATCGTAAAGTCAACCGACTAGCAAGGAGAACCTCATGACACGAAGACCTAAGATCGACCCGCTCGACAGCTCAGACGTCCGCGTCCGGATCGAGGCGGTGAACGCACTCAGGCGAACGACTGAGTCACGGGTCGAGCCTTACTTGGTCACGGACGGTCACTGGGCCTGGATGGTCAACGCGCTGCACGCGCAGCACGCGATTGACCGTGTACTGGAGAAGTGCCCGGACTGCGGCAGCCAGTGCATGGCTGCGCCCGTGCGACTGATCGTCGACGCATCACCATCAGGAGTCCTGCACGGTGAGGGTTTCGACCTGTACGCGTACCAGAAGATCGAGTAGCATCTTACCTATCTTAACATTTCCAAGTCCCTAGTTCTTTCAGGAAAGGTCCCAGAAAACCCAGAAAAACCCAGATTCAGGGTGTACAGACTGTCCTGTCCTCGGTATAATGGACCAGGACACGGGAAAATCCTCCGTGAAACGCGATTGATGTTACCACTTCACCACTCACACACAGAAAGAGACACTACCATGTCGCACGTGAAATCCCCCGCCGCAGCGAAGCCCGCACAGTCCACGAAGCCGGGAGCTCCGACCGGCAAGCCGAAGAAGGAGAAGGTCGAGCGCAAGGCGTATCCCGGCATCATGGCCGGCGCCGACAACAAGGGCACGGTCAAGCTGAAGGACTGGCCCGCGGACTATGACCCGAAGCTGCACCTGCCGCTGCGCCGGAACGACTTCGAGAACGAGGCGGTCCTGCTCGAGAAGATGGCGGACCAGATGGCGGAGCGCGTCGTCAAGCTCCGCGCCGAGGCCGAGATCTGCCGCAAGAGCGGCTCGGCCACCCAGCGCGCGAAGCTCAAGCGCATCGCCCGCCTGAAGGAGATGCTGGCCAAGCTCGAGGCCGAGGGCGACGACGAGGCTCCGGCTGCGGGTGAGGCGGCACCCTCGACCGAGGGCACAGCCGCACCGGCGGCTTGAATTCCTGCAGACGCGTAAGTCGCGAGACTCCGCGAGGGGAGACAACGAAGTGTTGTCTCCCCTCTCTTTTTATCATTCGCATGTTACCCACAGCAGGAGGCACCTCATGGCGAGGACGTACGGTCAGGTGAAGGAGGAGATGACGAAGCTGGAGATGAGGATCAAGGTGATAAGGAGCGACATGGCGGGAGGCATGCCATGGCTCCGCAGGAAGTGGAGGCAGTACCGCGAGGAGAGAGCCAGACTAACTGCTAAGTTAGACCGGCTCCGCGCCAAGCGCACCAACGGCGACAGGGAGATGCTCCAGATGCAGCTCCGCATCGAGGAGCTCGGTGAGGTGGCCAGGGCCGCCAAGGAGCACGAGCGCATCGTCAGGATGAAGATGCTCGTCCAGAAGCTGAACAAGCTCGGCGCCTCCGTCGACAACGAGGAGCGCATCGTCAGGGAGGGCGAGGCCCACGAGCGCCTGAGCAAGATCCAGCTCACGTCGGAGAAGTACACTGACGCGAAGAACCTCATGAAGGCTCTCAGGCACGAGGTGGACGCGGTCCACCGGCTCAAGCGACTGTCTGAGGAGCAGTTCTTCGAGGTCGAGGAGAAGCCACTGCTGCTGGCGCTCCAGTCGTCGCACCGTCAGTTCTTCGACACCCTAGACAACGTAGCCGGGGGCTACGACCTACTGGACGACTTGAACTCTCAGCTCAATGAGTTGAGAGTTCTAGCTCGGGACATGGGACCGGACGGCGAGCACGTCACGCAGAGGAAGGACGCGATACTAGAGGAGATGGAGCAGCTCATGTCCGAGCTGGACCCGGAGCTGCGAGAGCAGCTCAGTGGCAATGCCACCTGAGCCGCTCGTCGCGAGCTCAGTGACCAATCACTATCACTCGAATGGAGACCAAAGATCATGATCGACAAGGTACTGGAGAACGCCCCGAGGATACCGGCGACAGACAGGATGAGCCTCAAACTGACGGACGACGGTAAGGACTTCGATCTCTTACTCAGTTACCGAGACCCCGCGTGGAACGTGTCGGGAGCTGCGAAGGCGATCGTCAAGCGGCTGCCGCAGAAGAAGGAGATCGGCTCGCTCGGTAATCACTACCACGTACCGGTGACTGACGCCGTCGTGATGGTGATCACGGGACTGTGGCCCGCGAGTCAACTCGAGGCGAGTGACGAGGCGAGGATCGCCCTCGACTACTGGTCGAAGACCATGGAGCAGCAGCGTAAGGACATGGAGCGCGCGGCGAAGTACCACGAGTACTGCGAGAGACGGAACGACCTGAGGAAGAGGATCACCGAAGGTGACCTCTCCCTCCAGGACGAGTTGGAAGCTCTCGGCGACGGCTTCGAGTACTGCGACGTCCCGAGGCTCACTATGGGCGAGAATCCCATGATGCTCCACCAGGTCGTCGCCACCATGAACTCCAGGCGTGCAGACGGCTACGGGTACTTCATGGTGCCAGGCACCGGGAAGACCTTGTGCGTCGTCGAGGAGATCGACCGAGAGGCCTCGAAGGACCGCTCCCACCTGCCCAAGAAGCAGCAGCTGTTCAAGTCACTGCTGATCGCCCCGAAGAACGTGAGGCACAACTGGGCGTCGGAGATCCAGCGGTTCTCGCAGGTCGACGGCAGGGTGATCGTCCTCGAGGGATGGGAGGGGGAGCGCGTCAGATTATTGCTGGAGGGCATCCAGGCGCGGCCCGGCCAGCGCTACACCACGTTCATCTCGTCATATGAATTACTCAGCAACATGTGGCAGTACCTGTCCATCATCAAGTGGCACCTGGCAGGTCTGGACGAGGGACACTTCATCAAGTGGCCCAAGACGAAGCGGGCCAGGTTCGCCTTCAAGCTGCGCGACGTCTCCGAGAGGAGACGCGTGCTGACCGGCACGCCAGTGTGTAACACGCCGGTCGACCTGTACTCACTGTTCGAGTTCATGCGCGAGGGCGGCTCGGGGTTCAGCAACTTCGAGGCTTTCAAGAACTTCTACGGCGTGTTCCAGATCTCGGCGGACGGTGGGCGGCGGATGGTCGACGTCCAGAACTTGCCGTTCCTGAGAGACAGGTTAGCACGCATGTCGTTCATCGTCACGAAGGCAGAGGCGTTGCCCGACCTGCCGAAGAAGACCTACGACTTCGTCGACGTGGAGATGACAACCGAGCAGCGGCAGTTCTACCAGATGATGAAGAACAAGCTACTGATCGAGATCGAGGACGACATGGCGGACCAGACCAAGACAGTTAACGCCAACAATATCCTCGTGAAGCTCCTGCGCCTAGCGCAGATCACGTCAGGCTTCGTCAGCTTCGACCCGATCGTGGACCTCGACACCGGCGAGATGGTGGTGCCCAAGACGATACAGCGGATCACGCCCAACCCGAAGGTGGAGGCGCTCGTCCAGCAGATCAAGGGGTTCGAGGACGACGACGACCTGATCGAGCCGCTCGGCGAGGACGAGAAGATGATCGTGTGGGCATGCTTCATGGAGGACATCGCGACGATCTCCGAGAGATTGTCGCAAGAATCCATCGGGCACGTGGTGTTCACGGGGAACACGGGCGACGATGACAGACGCGCCGCTGAGTGGTCATTTAATAATGACCCTCAGTGTCGCGTCTTCCTCGGCAACCCAGCCGCGGGCGGCACCGGCCTTAACCTCATCGGCCACCCGCCCGGCGACGAGTCGATCCCCACAGACGTGACCCGCGTGATCTTCTTCAGCCAGGGCTGGTCGTCAGTGCTGAGGTCCCAGGCGGAGGACAGGGCCCACCGGCGAGGCACCAGGCGCCCGGTGAGATGCACCGACCTCATCATCATGGGGACCATCGACCAGGAGGTCAGGGAGCGAGTCATCGACAAGCGCCGCATGGCCAACGACATCGGCGACCTGAGAAGCATCCTCGGCAAGCTGCTGGGCGGAGACTCCAAGGGAACTGACAGCCAGGAAGGCTGATCAGGCTGGACAGGAGGACCAAGAGTAGGTATAATAGGTAGACGTCACTAGTCATCACTCGTATAGAGGAAGAGGCATGATAAGCAAGAGCACCATGCGCCAGATACTTAACCAGTTAATGGCCATGAAGATGCTGTACGCGGTGTGGTGCCAGCATCCGGTTGAGGTCGAAGGTCTGCTGAGACACGAGATCGACATCTGCAAGTGGGGCTGCTGACATGACCTCGATCGAGTGGCCTGACTGGTCGGAGCACCAGGCGGAGATCCGCCGCCTGATGCGAGAGAGCGACCTCACAGAGGAGCAGCTGCTCGCGGAGACTCGTGGGAGACTGTCTAAGTTCTACGACGACATGTCATCGTTCTATGCTCACCGCGCACTGGCAGTGCTAGACCCATCCCGAGTCAGCGTTGACCTGCCGGCCCCGCTCATTAACCAGGACGGCACGGTGAGGCTGGACGCGGAGTCGTCGAACCTCCTGACCCCGGAGATGCGCAGGCGGGTCGAGAAGAAACGAATCGAGCGCGCCATAGCCAGACTGGAGAAGCAGGGATGAGCGGCTCGCTGGACGAGCGACACTATGCTATGTCCCATGCGGACGTGGCCGCGGAGATGACGAGGAGGGGCCACCCGATGACCCGGCGCACGGTGCAGCTGGCGGAGAAGCGGGCCCTAGAGAAGCTCAGGAGGGCTTGGAATGAGGACCACGACGGTGACGGTGCAGAACATCGGACCTGAGGTGCTGGTGCAGGTAACGAACCACGAGCACAGAGAGGTGCTGGGCGCCATGCTCTCCAGGGAGGAGGCGAGGACCCTGGCGTCCCAGCTCGAGCGCGCGGCCGGGCGGCAGCCCACGCCCAGGCCGGAGGACGCATTCGACACGGGCAGTATGCTCGACGAGCTGTCGGTGACGCACTCGGCGCAGAGGAGGTCAAGGGCGTGAGAAACCTCTTCTACGATCAGCACGGAGACCAGTGGGAGTGTCTGCTCGAGGGCCGGATGCTCAGGCGAGTCAAGCGCAACGAGCGTCGACCTGAACTCGTCAGGGTGCCTGACCTGCCCGGCTTCTGGCTTCACGTCGACGGTCACCTCTACACCTCCTGGGAGGGACGAGGCTCGCGCAGGCAAAAGCAGCGAGTGAACTCGCTCGAGCGCGTCGAGCCTACTGACGACGGAATGGTAGACCTGTACCACAACGTGAGGCTCGACGAGCTCATGCTCGAGACGTTCGTTGGCCCGCGGCCTGACGATCACTTCGCGTTCCACCTCGACGGCGACGAGGATAACTGCGCGCTCGTCAATCTCGCGTGGAGGATGGAGAGCTACGCGATAGGCGGGCGGACGAAGCTGGAGCAGATCGAGTTCCTGAGGTCCGAGCTGGCCAGGCTCCAGGATGAATCTGAGGAAGCCGAGCCTGATGCCTGACTGACTGCCGATGACCTACCTGGTAGAACAGGTCCATCTTAACAGGGTGATCCTAGACGTGCCGAGGTGATCGAGAGACATTACCAACTGACCCTAATTAACCTATCTTAACAAGGCAGGATCATGCGAATCGCCATATACGACCCCGAGCCGCGCGTGTGCGGCATCTCCACGTGGGTGAACCAGGTGCGCGACGGCTTCAGGGCCATGGGCCACGAGTGCTATATAGTAGGATTTACTAAGAGTGGTAAACCTAAGGTCAAGTGGGGCCGCATCGTCCGGGACAAGGGCAACGGGATGTCGAGCCTTGTCGCTCCTGACGTCACGTTCTCGTACGAGGAAGGGGGAGAAGTACTAGATCAGTTCGATCTAATCGTGCTCCCCGAGCCGAAGTGCAACAGCCATGACCGCGAGGCGGACAAGGGGCTGGTCGACTTCCCGCGGTACGTCGAGGTGCTGATGGCGACCCGGACGCCGTGGACGTGCACGCTCGGGGGCCGATATTTCTTCGAGGAGCGCGAGATCCCGAAGGGCTGGTCCCGCGAGCGCGGCTCGCCCTACCTGGGCGAGCTCCTTAGCACGAAGAGCTTCAGCGGGCTGGTAGTGAACAACGCCACGCCGGGCGTGATGACTTGCAACAGCGAGCGACTGCGGGCATGCCACCACGTGCACGTGGGGCTGCCGTACGCCGTCCGGAACCCGCTTGGAGAGTTCTCCATGCGGGCTCGGCCGTCGGTCGGAATGATCGGCCGGGTCACCACGCAGAAGCACCAGCACTACCTGCTGTGGCTGATCACGCAGGGACTGCTTCCCGGCTGGGACGTAGTCATAGCGGGAGGCTCCGCGCAGAGCAGGGCGCCCAGCGAGACGTACCTGATGTACGAGATGCTGGTGAGGAAGGCAGAGGTGCAGTGGGGCCGACCCGCACCCGACGAGGACCCTCACGTCAAGGCCCTGTGGCACTGGACCGCGACCCGCGGCGGTCCCGACGACGACCCGATGGACGTGATCAGGGCGCTGCCGTGGGAGTTCCACGGCTGGGACGCGAGCGCGGCGTTCCTGGGACTCTACGAGGACCCGCTGGAGGTCCTCAGTGGCGTCGACGTACACGTGGCCGTGACGACCAGCGACTACTCGGGTGGCCTGTTCGAGTACTCGACGCTCGAGGCCATGGACGCGGGCTGCGCACCCATAACGGCGAGGGCGTTCACACCGTGGTACTGTGATCAATTTCAAATTGAGATATTTGAACCTCCCCTCGACGGTCACCAGGGCGGCGTGCAGTGGGAGGACGGGAAGAACGGCCTCGACCCCGGGAGCGATCCAATGGCAGAGGCCCGATGTCGCCTGCTCCATGCGTGCGTCACCAGGGCCTATGACATGCGAACACAGGAGCTCGTGCAGCACAACCGCGAGATGCTCGTGAAGCACAACCACCCGCGGCTGACGTGCGAGGCGCTATTGCAGGCACTGGATATGGACAAGAGGCGATAGGTCTGGTATAATAAGAGCGTACACGGACGCGGTGTGGCTGGACAAGACTGCGCAGGCGATGACGTCAGAAGTCTGCGAGAGCGCACGCGGCTAAGACCCGAAGACCAGGTTCGATTCCTGGCGTCCGTGCTGGAAGTATCATCACTCGTATCGGAGGAACGAAGAAATGGCCATCAAGCAGCACTGCGACGTGTGCGACAGGGTCGTGGAGCGCGAGAAGCTCCAGTCGAACCGCGAGTTCAACGGGTTCGGTGTCGTGATCCCGCGCAGGACCCGCGACGAGTACCAGAGGGAAGACGTCGTCATAGTCGTCCAGTCGGACGAGGGCGAGCACCTGGACGTGTGCGCCGAGTGTGTCAGGCGGGCGCTCCAGACCAGAGTGCTGGAGAGGCCGAAGAAAGATAGACCTGACTACGTGGCCGACGGCCTCGCCGCGATCCACAGGAACCCTGGAGGAGACTTCTGATGAAGACCGCGATAGTAGTCACCACGATCAACAGGCCCGACTTCCTGCCGTGCTACGTGGATGAGTTGAGAACTCATCCCGACGCGACAATGTACCTCATCTGCGACAGGAAGACGCCGCCCGAGACCGTGAACGCGTGCTCGTACCTGCGCGGGCAGGGCGGGCTGAGGGACCAGCTGAGGTCCCCGTCCCTGCAGGAGCAGGAGGAGTTCCTGATAAACGCCGGCGTGCCGGATGGTTTCATCCCGTTTGACAGCGACAATCGGAGGAATGTCGGCACGCTCATGGCTCTCGCCGACGGCTGCGACATCGTGATACACATAGACGACGACAACTACTGCACGCCGGGGTGGCTCGCGGGACACCTGCAGGGAGTCTCGTCGAGTCGAGACTCCGTGCTCCTCGACGGAGGCACCGAGGGTCCGTGGTTCGACCCGGTCCACCAGCTCCACGGGTGCGGGCTATGCTTCGCCCGCGGCGTGCCATACGCGGCGCGTGAAGCCTACAGGCACGTCGTGCTGCGAGAAGCCGTCGACCAGCCAGTGGTTATCAACGCCGGTCTGTGGACCGGAGACCCCGACGTGGACGCCGTCACTAGGCTGGCACTAAGGCCGGTGTCGAACGGCCAGTATGCGCACGGCGGAGTGCGACTGGCGACTGAGACGTGGGCGCCGATCAACAGCCAGAACACTGCCATGACGCGCGAGGCTGCGCTCACGTACTGGTACGTGCGGATGGAAGGGAAAGGTGTCAGCGGAGAGTCGGGGAGCGATTCGGTGAACCGGTTCGGCGACATCCTTGCCGGTTACTTCACGCTGAAGTGCGCGAAGGCTGTCGGCAAGACGGCGCGATTCGGCACGCCGGTCGTGGAGCACATGCGCACGCAGCACGACCTGCTGTCGGACCTGCAGGCAGAGCTGCCGGGAATCAGGCTGATCGAGAAGCTGATGCCGCTCCTGACGAGCGTCGACCTGGGAGGCAGGCACAAGACGATGCTCGAGGCCTACGACTCGCTCGCGTACTGGCTGCACGTGATCTCGGGCGACAGGAAGGTCTTCACCGCCGGCGAGGGCTGCTTCCTGGCCGACACCGCGGCGAGCATGAACACGTGGCAGTACGTAGTGAGACGCTTCGTCTGAATTTCATACAGGAGGTTCGCGTGATATACGTAGTATACGCCTTCGCGCTCTTCGGGGTGATGTCCCTGGCGCTGTTCGTCTGGCTAGCGTTCGGCAAGGGTCCGCCAGTGACCGACAGGTGCCACCGGTGCGGCAGGCAGCTGAAGTTCGGGGAGACGAGGGACTACCAGATCGTCGTTCACGGCGTGACGGAGCGCCTAGAGCCGATCTGTCACGAGTGCTACGAGCGAATCCTGTCAGACAAGAAGGAGTGAACCTTGTTAATGTACAAGACCGAGGTGCGACCCTCGCCCATACACGGCCTGGGGTGCTTCCTGCTCGAGCCGGTCGCGAAGGGCTCAGTCGTGTGGGGGATAACGTACAAGCTCGACAAGATGATAACCGAGGACGAGCTGGCGGCGATGAACCCGCTGTGGCAGGACATGGTGCTGCGCTACGCGTACCGCACCGGCAAGTACTACGTGCTGTGCATGGACGACGCCCGGTACATGAACCACGCGGAAGGGGGAGCATGTTCACTGATAAGTGATCATGCTCACCGCGACGTCGCCGTCAGGGACCTCGTCCCGGGCGACGAACTCACGTGCGACTACCGGACGTTCGACCTAGACTGGGAGAGGAAGCTGGGAATGACTCCTGAGAGGAGATCACATGGCTGAGAACAAGTTCACCGCGGAGCTCACGAGAGTGCTGCGCTCACAGGGCGCCATGGTCCAGGTCATGCAGGCCAGTGTCTACACCGAGCCGGGCTGGCCCGACAGGCTGGTTGTGCATCCGCTGTGGTCCGGCCTGATAGAGTGCAAGGACGCGGACACGGCCGTGGAGGAACTGCAGGAGCATAGGCTATCGCAGCTCCACAGGAGGTGGCCCAGACACGCGGTGCTGGTCCGGCGCGTGCCGTGGGAGGCTGAAGACTCACCCATGCGCGGCACGTCTGCATGCAGCGTGTCGTATGTGGACGACAGGGACCAGTGGCAGTGGGCGTGTCAGCTCACCGACCTGGCCAACCTACTGAAGGTACTCAGCGCGTGGTCTACCACGCTAGAACGAGGAGTGAGATCATGAACTTGACACTGTGGAAGGGACCAGCCGAGCCCAGCAGTCTGGGACGGCAGGTGGCCAGCATGACCGAGAGCTGGCTCACGGACTGCGAGGAGCTGACACCTCAGTCGTGGCTGAGAGCCGCCGTGCGGTGGGATTCTGGAGATAATCTCTGCCTGCCGTGGTACGGGGAGCTCGGCGCGAAGCGGCTCGAGCTGCTGCTCGACTGGTGCAGGGAGTCGCGGCTGCACGTCGAGATCAAGTGCGGCAACGGGCACGTCCAGCTGTGGTTCAAGCGAGTTTAGTATCGTTCAAGAGAGCTTGACCCCATGCCCTGGAGCGACACATCTCCGTGCGGTCCCGACCACTGGTGGTTCGCGGAGGCCATGCCTGAGGGCAGGGACACCCGCGTGGTGCACTACGACGTGATGCTGGAGTCCGGCGAAGTCGTCGAGGTGCACTACGCGTTCGGCGGGGGAGAGGACCAGCCGCCGTTCGAGGGCTGGTTCAGGGACGCGGGAGGGTGGTTCTACGAGGTGTCGAGGCATACTTTTCTCTACTACAGGAGGAGCGAGTGATGGCGTACAAGGCTGAGGTATTGCTGGACAGCATAGGGCCCACAGGAGTCAGATTGACTACGGGAGTCCTCACCTATCCCAGGTTCGTCCACAGCGAGCTGCTGACGCACAGGGCGCTGAGCAGGAGCTCAGCGTCGAGCCGGGCGATCCCGCTGGCGAAGATGCTCGCGGCGGTACTGGACGACCCGGTGATCCCGATCAGGTGGGGCTCAGAGGCGAGGGGGATGCAGCAGGGCGCGGAGCTGGAAGCTCCCGACAGGGTGATCTGCCAGTGCGAGTGGCTGGCGGCGCGGGACATGGCGGTGTCACAAGCTAGGGCGCTTGCTAAGAGTGGATTACATAAGAGCCTATGTAATCGTCTCGTCGAGCCGTGGATGTGGATAACCGTGATCGTGACTGCTACAGACTGGCAGAACTTCTTCAGGCTGAGGTGCCACCCGGACGCGGAGCCTCACATACAGAAGATAGCCTACATGTGGCGAGATGCGATGGAGGCGAGCGTACCGACGCCCAGGAAGGAGGGCGAGTGGCACAGGCCGTACGTGACGGGGAACGACAAGGAGGAACTTTCTCGCGAATTGCGAGTCGCGCTGCAAGACCCTTGCGACGAGCTGGTGAATAAATTCAGAGCTGGGGCGCCATGGAGTGGCTTGGCCACAGGACAGGGCATGACGGAGATGCTCAACGCCATCAGCGCCGCCCGCGTGGCCCGCGTCAGCTACCTCACGCACGATGGCAAGCGTGACTGGAGGAAGGACTTGGAACTGGCCGACAAGCTCAGGAGGGGCTCAGGCTTCGGGCACTGGGCTCCCACGGAGCACGTGGCGCAGGCGATGCCTGCCAGCAGCCGCCGGAGCGACGGGTCTGTGGAGCAGTCCGGCAACTTCCGCGGCTGGCGGCAGTACAGGAAGACGTTCCAGAACGAGTGCGCGCCGGAATAGAAAGGAGGGGTGACAGGATGAGCGATAAGCCCGACACTGTAAGACGACGAACGGCTCACTCTCCGTTTGACGAGGTTCTCGGAGAGAAGATATTCTTGCTGCGTGACGCACGAGGAGTCTCTCAACAGAGACTCGCCGAGCTGACCGGCATAGACAAGTCAACTCTGGGCTTCATAGAGCTCGGTCGGGTGAGGTGCTCAGTACAGCGGTTCATCACGATATGCGACGCCCTCAGCATGAAGGCGGCAGACGTCATCGACACTCTTTGAGGACAAACGACAATGGTAACGACACTGAACCTAGAGCGCTGGAAGAAGTTATTCACTTCTGCCAGCGCCTACGACCACTTCGTGAAGGTGCTGCGCGACAACCAGACCCGAGGGGAGGTCATGGTGATCCGCGACGGCGACAAGGTGGTCTGCGGCGCGGTGCACTGCGAGGACGCGATCAACGTCATAGCGCAGCGAGAGGCGAGCAAGAGACTTCTAGGTGATGGAGGCTCCTCGCACCCGACTGGGAGCGAGGTGCCTCGATGAACCTACGACACACGATGACCCTGGCGCAGCCGTGGGACCGCCGGAGGTACCGGCGTCTCGAGCGACTGATCGGCACGCGCAACGCCTACCCACTGTGGGGCGCGCCCCCGGACAGCTGGGAGGTGCTCTCGGTCTATCGCAGCGGCAGCGACAAGCTCTGCGTGGGTCTCGCGTGGTGCGAGCGCGCGGTCGGGGACCCGACGTTCGGGGGAGGTCCGACCAGACTGGTCAACTTCAATGAGATGGACCTCGGCGACGAGGTGAGACCCTGCGACGACGCAGAGAACTGCTGAGAGTGGTGAGTTTCTGTGCGAGAGTGGGGCAAAAACACGTGAGAGTTCAGGTAAAACTTAGTTATTATCTGAACCGCTATTCTGCTCTAGCACTGGACAGGTAGATAACCAGTTATTATAAAGGATATGTTACAAACTACAGTTATACTAAATTTGAACTTTCACTGAGCTTTGATCTTCTCAAATCTCAGAGAGTTACAGAGAAACAGAGAGAGAAATCAGGTCAGGTTCTTATAACAGGTCGATTATTATAACCGGTCTCGACCTAGTCTAGTCCTAGAGCAGAATAGCGGTTCAGATAATAACTAAAGTCTCGCAGCCCGCAGAAGACCCGAGGAGTCGAATCATGAGTGATCTCGCGCAGAAGTACGAGATGCAGAGGCGCCGCGTCAGGCACGGGGAGCTCGACCCGGAGATCCAGGAAGTGTTGGAGCGAGGGGCCCTCGTCTTGTCGGAAGCTCTCATCTTAAAGAAGATGAGAGCACGACAACTGAGAGAAGACGAGGTGCTCTTCGCCAAGCTCGCGGACTGCGCGCGTCAGCTGGGAGGCAACCGCACGTACTTCTCGCAGCGGTCGCTCCAGTGTGGTCGCCAGGTCGCGCTGATGGCGCCGCTCGTCGAGGAAATGCAGAAGCACGTCGACGAGCACTCGGAGCTCGACGGGCGCTCTCGCGTGCTCGCTGAGATAGCGTCGCTCGCGTTCTTCAACAGTCGCAAGTCGCCCATGGTGCTCAACGGCGGCGCGGGCGCAGAGCCTCGCGACGAGACGCAGCGACGCGACTACCACCGGATGAAGGCGAAGGAGCAGTACTCCCGCGTTAAAGAACTGATCGCCGACGTGAAGCAGCTCCAGCTGGTCGTGAGCGACCCTGAGGACTCGATGATCGACATCTTCAGGCGACTCGACTCCCAGCGGCGGCAGCTCGAGATGGACGAGGAGGAGCTCGCGCCCAAGACCAAGCGAGTCCGCGCGTCGCGCAAGAACTCGCCGGTGGAGAACGCTCGTAACCGGCGACTGCTCAAGGAGTACAAGCAGACGCTCAAGTGGACTAAGCGAGACCTCGCGCTCGTGCGCAGGGACATCTCGCAGATCAAGATCATGCTCGACACCGCGATGACGCGCGCCGACCGGAGGGAGAACCCGTGAGGATCGACGTCACCTTCCCGCAGTTCATGACATACGTCGAGGTCGAGCTGGTCGAGCCCGAGCGCCGGCGCGTGCGGCTCACCTTCACCGACCCTATACGCGACGCGCAGCGCATGTGGGACGCGCTCGACGGCCCGGAGGGTCCCGACTGGCGTGAGGCAGCCGCGCGCATGCTCGAGAAGGCCCGCGGCGTCCCCGGCGAGCTCTACGCGTTCGTGCCAGAGGCTCACGCGGGCGACGCCCGCGAGCGGATCTATAGGGTAATCTTCGGAAGGAAGAAAATTGTCAGGAAGTCTATGGACAAGCAGGCCGGCGCGTGATATAATAGGTCTATCACGATGCTCATACACGCAAGGAGTCACGATGACCGACGATGAGATAGCGGAGGGCACCCGCGTCCTGCGCGAGGAGCTCAGGGCCGGTAGGTCGCTGGTCGTCTCGCTGCACGAGCGCGCCACGTACGGCACGTACTGCATGGAGGCGTGGAGCGGACACCTGTGCTACCCGGTCGCCATGGTGTGGTTCCGCTTCGTGCACAACGCCACCGAGGTCGACATACTGAACTGCTACACCGACGAGAAGTACCGCGGGTGCGGGCTGCTGCGCAAGCTCCTCGAGGAGATCTCCACGCAGTGGCCCCAGGCGCGCAGCTTCGTCACGGACGCGGTGTCAGATACCGCTCTTCCTGCCTTTCAGAAGCTCGGCTTCGTCAAGTCTGCCGGCGGCGACGGATACTTCAGGAGCATACACAGATGATCATCAGGGCACTGGTAATCTTCGGGATCGTCGGCTGGCTGTTGTGGTGCGTCGCCGTGATGCGGCTCCTGTCTCGACTGTTAATCCGCGTGCGCGTCATCGAGGAGGCGATGCGCAGGTGCGTGTTCCTGCCTCCTGAGGGTGTCGGTGCTACCACCGATGATAATAGGAGTTCCGAGTATGACCATGACTGAGCGACAGAAGCTTTCTGTTATCATTACCAGCTCGCTGGACAAGGCCGACGCATGGGACTCGCTCCTCGCGCACCTCTCGCAGGAGCACAACGAGCTGCGCGGGCTGTCGATACTCGTGAGGCTGAGCGACCTGGTCGAGAGGATCAGGAAGATCTGCTCGTATCGTGCTACTGAGACGCTCGTCGCCAGGGCCGAGCAGTACCAGCGGCTCCGGGCCGCGGTGTTTCCGTACGACGAGATGGCCCAGGAGGAGTCGCTGGGAGCCGACTGCGACGCGGTGATCAATGGGCTCAGGCAGGACAGGGAGGCGCAGGCGCAGAAGATCGCGGGCCTCGAGCGCGCGCTCGCGGAGCGTGACACCGCGATAGCGCAGAAGGACGCACGCATCGCAGAGCTGGAGCGATGCGCTCAGAGTCTAGAGCGCCGCGTGCAGGAGCTGCTCAACGGTTCGCGGTGCAGTGGCTGCGACGGCGGGTGCAAGAGCTGCGACCCGGCGGGCGAGGCGCAGCGGGTCGAGAGCGCCAAGCGCTACCGACACGAGATGGCCGCGGGACACGCCGCATGGAGTCGTGTCAAGAAGATCCTCGCAGAGGTGGGCTTCGACGTGCGCGATCACCAGGACCACGTCATCGACAAGCTCGGGATGGTGCTGCGTGGCTCGCGCTCGCTGCCCGCTGAGGTCGCGTCAGACCGCGACGCCTGGATGCGCGCGGTGGGGCGCGTCACGTCCAAGCTCCCGCGCCAGGGACAGCTGGGACCGAAGGCCATGCTCGCCGACGAGTGGTCTGACGCGGTGGTCGCTCAGATCGACCTGGCGGCCGCGTGGTGCACGCTGCTGGACCAGCTCGCGCCGGTGCTCGAGGAGGACCTGCTGAGCTACCAGGTGCCGGACGTCATGGAGGAGATACATCACTGCGTGCAGTCCTGGTGCGACGTCTACACGTGGGCGCGCGACGAGCGAGAATTCAAGGGCGACTATAAGAGGGGCGACGAGAAGTCACTGGGCGCAAGGCTCGCGAACTGGCTCTCGCAGCAGGGGCCGTCACTGATCAAGGGCTTCGCCACGGCCGAGGACGTGTGGAAGTGCGAGGAGGACAGCAGGCTGCTGGGCGTGTACTTCACGAGGAACGGGAAGCGGCTCCAGCCGGACAGAGTAGTCGTCATCGACCATGACGATTCGCGTAAGGTGCCGCTCAGTCTAGATCTCAGGCTCGCTCGCGTCGAGAACGGTGTCGAGTCCCAGCGCCGGATGCTCGAGGGCCTCTCCCGCTGGCTCACGAGCAGCGCGGTAAAGCTGCCAGGCAAGTCCGCACGCGCGCAGGAGGGCTTCGACGCGTGGTACCAGAACCTGTTCAAGCACGCGTTCCAGCCGGTGCACGACGTGGGCGACATGCTCAGGTCTCGTGGGCAGCTCAGGATGCACACGGTGTCGGTGGCGGAGTTCACAGTACTACGGGACATGATCACGGAGGCCTGTCAAGACGACAGGAGTCAAGATGACGCAGGCAGAGGTGTGGGAGCTGGTCGTGCAGAACCAGAAGTTTCTCAGGCAGAAGGTGCGGGACTACCTGCCGAGGCACCGCCTGCGTGAGCTCGACGACGCCTACGGGGACGTGGTGCTGGCGCGGTGCCAGGACATCATGCGGAACTACGACCCGGCGCACGTCAGCAGCAAGACCGGGCAGCCCGTGCTGCCGATCAGCTTCCTGCTGAGGAACGTCGGGTGGTACGCGCTCGAGTGGGCGCTCGACAGGAAGTACAAGAAGAAAGTGCCGACTGTACCTCTCACGGTCGTATCCTCACCTTCGATCGAAGGCGAGGATACTATCCGCGACGAGCTCACGTGCACGAGGGACTACCAGGGACACCTGCGGGTAAGTATGGTTCTCGAGAGGATGCCATCCTCGCTGGCGGACATCCTCAGGTGGACGTTCCTCCACGGGTGCGACGACTCGGAGATAGCGAAGCACCTCGGCATACGCCGGGGAGAGGCTAAGCGCCTCAGGGAGGAAGCGCTCGCGCAGGCGCAGAGGGCGGCGGACGGACTGGACGGCGACGGGACGCAGTGGGCGAGCTACGGGGAAGGGATAATCGAATGAGCACCTATACGCAGCGGATGGCTGACGAGATAGCATACGAGAAGGCCCTCGTGAGGCGCACGATGATGCTGATCATCTCGCTGGCGTCGAACGTCCTGTGGGGTGCCCTGTACGCGAGGGATCACTGGTCGGAGCTCGTCGCCCTGGCCGCGAAGTACTACGACTCTTACGGGAGCTGGTGATGAACCCAGAGCAGGAGATGAAGAAGGCTGAGATCGAGGCGGACCTCAAGAAGTGCGAGGCGAACAACGCCAAGGACCGCGAGTTCAAACGCGTCGAGGTGTCCCTAGACATCCTGCGCATGACGAGTGGCTACGACCAGTTCGCGCTCGACGGTGAGAACTGGAAGGCCGACAGCGGCAAGCTCTCGCCCGAGATCCTCAAGGCCGCGAACACAACCATCCTGGAGTTCCTAGCCCAGAGAGGCTGAGGGAACTCGTAGAACGAGACAGCGATGTCATGGGACCACGTCAACGACACATGGGTGCCTGGCCAGTCGCGCTACCCGAACGGGCAGTGCCAGGCCATGAAGTCGCCCTCGAAGCGCGGCAACAGGTGCACCAGGGACTGCGTGCCGGGAGAGGACCGCTGCGACAGGCACCTGGGGCTCATGGACATACGGGGGAAGAACTTCATGCATAAGTTCTACCTGGCGAAACTGAGGCCGACACTGCTGGAGGCAGTGGAGGGAGCCGTGCGCGACGCGCCCATCACGGAGCAGCTGTCGCTGCTCGACGAGGTGCTGCTCGTCAGGCACGCGGCGTCGCACAGCGTGCAGCAGTACGACGAGGCAGTGGCGTCTGGTAAGCCCGAGGCCCAGCTGCTCGCCGCGGAGCTGCTCAAGTCTTCCATGAAAGAGGTGTCGGAAATCGTGAAGGCCGCCGCCACCGTCGAGGAGACGAAGGCCAAGATCATCGACTCGTTCACCACCGCGGTGGGGCACCTGGTGACGCAGGTCATGCAGGCTGCCGCGGAGGCGTTCGGCGACGACCACAGGGTGCCGGAGTTCGAGCGCTCGCTGCGCGCCAGGCTAGAGCTGGTAGAGCAGCAGAGGGAGCGCCTCGGCACGGACCTTACGCCTGAGGAGCTGGACAAGCAGGTCACGGAGATGGACGCCGCAATTCCCTAGGAACTCGTCTAGTGAGCAAGAAGAAGCGTCGGCTGCCGCGAGAGATACGGATAGGTGAGGATCGCTATATTCCGGTGGTGCTGAGCGTCGTCTGCAAGCACCCGAACGGTCAGCCCTCCGAGCTGCAGTGTCAGGAGACCAAAGACGACGCGTATTATTTGCCCGGAATGGAGCGACCAGAGTTCCTGATCGTCTTCGCAAGGGACAAGGCATTTCCAGGATTCGATCAATGAACGAGGCAACCCAGAAAGCTCTCCAAGAGCTATTCGAGGCCCTAACCGAGCTGGTGAAGGCCGCAACGGAGAAGATCAAGAATGAGCACAGTTGAAGTCGCAGAAGTCGTCGGTCCTGGCGCCGGCACGGTGAGCGTGGACCAGTTCCTCCAGCAGAGCGTGCGCGTCGGCAGGGCCACCCGTCCCGAGCCGGCGCCGTACATCGGGCAGGACGACGCTCCGGAACCTCCGGACCCCAGGTTCGGTATCCCGCACGAGACGCATCTGGTCAAGACCCCGCACCCCGCGGGACACCAGACCGTCGAGCTGGTGATCCCCACGATCGAGCAGACGACCGGGATCGTCAACCCGAAGGCGACGACCTCGGGTATCTCACCCGCGGTCGGCACCCTGGTCTGGTTCAAGGCGTCTGGGCATCCCGATCCCATGCCTGCGATGGTGTCGCACGTGTGGCCCGAGAGCTCCGGCAGGCGGGCGGGGTCGCTCAACCTGAGCGTGCTGCGACCCGACGGGACATGGGGTCCTGCGCGCGAGGTGCGCGAGGACGCGGCCAGGCAGCTGGACGGGCACTGGTTCGTGGAGACAACTGAGCTGTAGCCATGCCAGCAGGGAGGCGCCTCGCTGCACGACTGCGAGCGAGGCGCCTCTCTCTGGGGCCCGTACCGGAAGTCGGGTCTAAAGGCGAATCCCTGCCGCTCGTCGCGGTAACTCCTTAACAACCTAAGCTCAGGGTACACTTCGCCCGCTCCCGCGTCCCGGCGGGGCCTAACTACCGGGGGACGCGCGTTTTACAGAATGATCTCACTACGGGAGATCACTCAGAAATCGAGGGATTCATGGACGGCAAGGCCTGCTGCGCGGTGTTACGAAAAGCCATCGAGGTGATCGACGAGCCGACGTCACACCTGCTGATCCTGGTGATGCTGTGCCAGGGCGGAGGCATCTCTCCGAGAGAGTCAGACCTCACCCCGGAGGAGTTCGAGACCGGCAAGCGAGAGATGGGCATATTGTCGGGGGTGCTCCAGCAGGCCATGGCGCAGAGGAACTAGGAATGCTGTATCAGTCGTCACGCAGGCAGGGCAAGGCCCTGGCGCGCAAGGTCGCTATGGAGTTCGCGCGGGCGTTCGGCCTGCCGCCCCATATCGTGGCCCTCGGCGGGCCAGGCTCCGGCGGGAACCGACGCTACTGGTACGAGCACGGCGACACCGGCTACCTGCAGCCGGACGGGAGCATCATCTCCAAGAAGGAGCACGCGCGGGCCAACAGGCCCCAGGGCCCTGGAAAAGGCTCAGGAGGCCCCGGTCGGGACGTCCAGAAGGTCTACGTGATCACGTGGGACTCCGACCCAGTCATAGACAAGCTGATCGACGCGCGCCTGAGATTCCTCGGGCAGGTCACAGACCTCACCAAGAGCCCGATCATCCAGGTCAGGGAGCTCCGGACCTTCAAGGGCATGCGCGACGTGCGCAGCATGCTGGGCGACTACCTGGGAGGGTCGCGCAGCGGCGGCAGGGCCGGCAGGCGCACGGGCGGGCACGACCAGGTGAACATCACGCAGGTAAGCGGTGGGTAAGTAAGACTGCTATGAGGTCGTAGTCCTCGTAGGAAATCATATGGCCAACGAGATCACCATATCCGTCAACGTCTCGGTCCTGAATGGAGCCCTCAACGACTCCTTCCACTCGTCTGGGCAGTACAACCAGACGACAGCGGTAGAGCACCCTGACGAGGTGACGGCCGTCACGACGGGCACCGGCACCCAGATGCCCATCGGCGCGGTAGCCGGCGGCTCAGAGGGCAGGCTGTCTCTGCAGAACATGGACCCGACGAACTACGTCCAGCTGGGCATAGTCGTCAGCGCCGCGTTCCAGCCGGTGATCAGGCTGCCTCCCGGACCAGCGGCAGGGGTGGGCGGCGCGCCCCAGACGCTCGACATGGAGCCCGGAGTCACCTACTGGTTGCTGGCCAACACGGCCAGTTGCCTGGTGAAGATGCTCTTGCTGCAGAAGTAAGAGACCGCATTTGACGATCGTCAATGTAGTCTCGCAATCTTGGAGAACGACATGCTACACGAGTGCGGAGTGAGGCTGTATCCCGGCGAGAAGGTGCACTTCGAGCTCAGGTCGCCCGTCGACCCGAAGCTGGCGGCTCTCGACGAGCCCGGCGTCGTCGCCGTCACCGTCGAGGGAGGATCGAGGGGTCGCTCCGGCTGGGTCACCGCGCTGAACGCGGGGCAGGTCTCGGTGAACTTCGAGTGCGGCGACGACGTGGCTGTAGTCCACGTGATGGTCGCCGAGCCAGCCGGACTGGATCCTAAGGGCAAGCGGCGCATGCCGCTCCCGCCGCTGGGCCCCGAGCGGATCGAGTACCCGGACGACCGAGGCGAGGTCGACACCGGAGTCGACGTCTCGCTGTCCGCACCGATCAGGGACGAGCAGTCGGGAACACCGGCAGTGTCGGGCCTGTTCAAGATGTAGTGAGGGCCACCGTTCTCGAGGGAGTGAGACATGGCCAGACAGAAGCACCTGCCGCTGGAAGTCACGATGCCCAACGGAGAGCTCTTCGAGGCCGTGACGCTGAGGATCACCGACAGATTCGAGGACGGCGCGCCGAGCGAGCTGCAGGTAATACCGAAGGACAGCAGCGTCGAGATGCCGGTGCCAGAAGAGTTCGTGCTAGCCTACGTGAGAAAGGGGAGCATATGAACGTGCAGGATACTCAGATCTGTCAGGCAGCCGCGAGCAACGCGTCAGCTGACCCCCAGCTCGCGGGCATCGACCCACTCACGATCCTCGGCATGGTGAGCGCGGTGATTGCCGCGCTCCAGTCGATCTTCTCGAAGTGCGCTCCCGCTCAGGCTACCGCCGAGACGACCCAGGAGCACGTGCAGGCTGCCTTCCACGAGGACACCAGCAGCTACGACGACAGCGTGCTGGGACCCGCGGTGGTCGAGTCCAAGAAGCAGCTCCGACGTGACAGGCACGTGCGCAACCTCGGCAAGGACGGCCGGGCCCAGGCCCAGGCGCTCGCCCTGCACTCGCTCGACGCCGTGCGAGACGGCAGCGCCGACGCGGCCCAGGAGTGCTTCGCGGCCTGCGCGGCCCAGCAGGGGGCGTAGAATGCCGCTGGTCAGTCAGGCGCAGCGCCGGTGGATGCACGCCACTCATCCCGAGATGGCGGCCCGCTGGGAGAAGCACACACCCAAGGGAAAGAAGCTCCCTGAGCGAGCGGCTCGCAGGCGACGCCGGGCCCGGAGGGCTGTCGCGGCGGCATACGGCGACAGGTACCGCGTAAGGCAGCTCAGGCACCGCGGGGGCGAGGCATCCGCTGAGCCGGAGACAGTGGGTGTCCCGCCGCACTACAAGGTGAAGGCACGCAGGGGCGTCGTACCTGTCATCGACGTGGCCCGTCTCAAGCTTGAGACGGAGAAGAACCCCCTGGTCGAGCGCCCGCTGAGCGACTTCCTGCACAAGATCAACAAGGACCCTAAGACAGGCTACAGCGAGGAGCGTGTCGCCAGGGCGCACCCGGACACGCCGATCATCCTGAGCCCTCACGACGACGTGCTGGACGGGCGCCACAGAATAGTGAAGCGCCTAGAGCAACACGCCAACCACGTTATGTGCAAGGTCGCCACGCTCAGGCAGCTGAACCGGTGCGTAGTTCACAGGCCCGGGCGGCCCGGGCCTGACGACGATCCGGCGAGACACGCGTACATGGCGCAGGATAAGTCTATCAGCATGGCCCTCAAGTCCAACACTATCACCAAGAACGATGTCCTGAAGTCTCTGGCATCTGCCACAGGTATCACGCAGGGTCGCGCGGCAATGGCCCTGGATCACGTCCTTAACATGATCGTGTACCACCTGAACGACGGCAAGCGCGTGGAGTTTCGCAATTTTGGAGTATTTGAAGCTGTCAATCGACAGCCTAAAATAACTACAAACCCGCAGAACGGCGTCGAGACGCTGAGTCACCAGCGGGCGATCGTGAGGTTCAGGCCCGGCAAGAACGTACGAAGACTATGGAGCATGAGTTTCAAGTCCAATCTCAACGGAGCTGAGTGGGAGAAGCATGTTAAGATCCAGAAAGAGCCCGGTAAGCTCATAGCATATATTGAGGATCCTAATGACGAAGACAGAATGGCAATGGCCCATTCTGAGTTCGGGCAGAAGCCTGGATCTAAGATCCTCACGCCCATTCGTATTGCGGTAGCCGAAGAGCAACGAAATAAAGGTATGATGTCCGCGATCATGAATCGCCTGCGAACTCTGGGGTACTCTATCGGACCGAACGAGACTCCACACACTTCGGCGGGTCACGGGTTCAGAGTGTCTCGAGGTCTTGACAAGCGCAAGAAGGAGGATTCGTCGCACTTCTGGTACTCGTTCGGAGTGGAGCGAAAAGTGGTGCTGCACTTTCCTTCTCAAGTGGCAGCGGAAGCTTTCGTGAGATGGGTCTTGAAGCAAGAGTCTCCACCCTGCGACCTTGATTGGCATCGCAAGGTGAACGGCATATGGACAGTACAGTGCGATGCGGTGAACGACGAGGCAACAGTGCGCAGGGCCGCACTTCGTTTCTTGGGGTCAACAGGTAGGGACATGAGCATGGATACCGCGACTCAGCCTCAAGCACCTCCGCAGCAGCCGCACTCCGAGATCTCGCAGTCGCGGAATCCGCCTCACGGGACGCGGCAGGAACCATCCGAGCGCAAGCTGAGGCTCTACTTCGAGCAGCTCGAGGACGCCGAGGACGCGCAGAAGTTCCTCGAGAACCAGGGGTGCACCGTGGCGCGACAGGACAAGAAGCGACGCATGCTCGTCAGAGGCCCAATGAAGGCCGTGAACTACGCCATCCTGAAGTACAGGGGCTCGCCGGTGAAGGCGATGTCCCACGCCTTCGCCCTCAACGGCGCTGATGCCACCTATGACTTCAAGGTGATGTTCAACTATCCGACGTGGGCCAAGGCGGCATTCACTGCAGTCAGGAACCAGCACGGCATCACGCCGACAATGATCGGCAACGGGTTCATCCTCTCGGGCATGACTCACGAGCAGGCCAACGAGATCGTGCACCACACGATCATGGAGGCGGTCGATCCTAAGGACAAGAAGCACGTAGACCACGTCCCCATCATGTACAAGACGTCGGGACCCATCATCCCGATGCCAGGGTCGTTCTCGCCCAAGAGCCAGAGCAAGTACCAGCAGAAGGACGTGTCGGCCAAGGGCGCGGCGGTGATGTATGCCATCGACTTCGGCTCAGCAGTGGTCGCCAAGAAGGCGCTGCAGGCCGCGAGGGACGCGGGTATCGTCGACGCGAACACCGACCAGTACGGGCACATGACCGCGGGACTCTCCGCAGTACTAGCGAAGGTCTTCGAGTCGATAGTGCAGCACTACCACGGGCGCCAATTGCGTAAGGTAAGAGTAGCAGCGCGCGAGGCTCGCAACGCCCGGCAGCTCATGCCGAGCGGGCCGGGAACAAACCAGGAGACGGGTCCGCAGCACCCGCTGCACGACATCTACGACGTGGCGGCAAACGCGACCAAGCCTCCCACGGGGTGGGACGCGATCCAATCACATCCCGGGTTCCGGCCCGAGACACCCGCAGACAGGGCCAAGAAGACGAAGGAGGCTCGTAAGGCTGCGCGTCAGGCTACGAAGAGTAAGCCCAAGGGCAAGGGCGCGTCCTACGCGTTCGGCATCAGCATGCCGGCCGCCAAGTTCGTCGGCAAGGCCGTGCTGCACTTCGCGGGCAAGGTGGCGGCCCTCGCCGCGATCGAGCACCTGGCGTCCAAGGGCTTTAAGGCCATGGTGCACGCCAAGGGGGACCACGAGGGCGAGCACGAGGTTCACGTCCAGCACGCCCACCCTCCGCAGCACGTGTACGCCATCGCCAGGCACCACGGCGCGCACGCGATCCGCTGGGAGGAGGAGCGACACCCGAGGGACGAGCACGGAGAGTGGCGACACCTGTCGTTCGACGACGTGGAGTACTTCGACGCGTGCGAGTTCGGCATGATCTCCGGGGGTAAGGTCGCGATCTCGGTCGCCAAGGGCGTCGCGGGACATGTCGTTCGGAGGGCGCTGCAGCTCGGACTGACCGCAGGACTAGCCGCAGCGGGCGTGGCGACCGGCGTCGGCACCGCCATCCTCGTGTTCGGGGTGTCGAGCTACGCCTCGTACAAGATCGTGCAGGGCCTCGCCCGGGCGTTCAAGGGCAAGCCCGCGCCGGTGCCCAAGGGCCCGATCACGAGGATCACGCACGCGAACGAGGTGAACCGCGTTATCGAGGACGACCATGCGCAGGACTACCACCAGGACAGGGCCCGGGAGACCGCCCGCAGGGAGCACGAGGCCCGCGGGGTCCCGCAGCACGCGGTGGAACCTCGCTACGACAGCGAGGGGCCCCAGGTGAGGCGGGGTCCCGGCAGGCCGCCCGGATCGGGCGCGCGCCCCGGCGGAGGTCACGGCGGCTGGAACGAGAGCCAGCACCCGCGAGACAGCCACGGGGAGTGGCGCGCCGCGTCGTTCTCTGCGGGCACCGCGATAGCTAAGGGTGCCGGCACGGCAGTTGCCGTGAAGTTCGGCTCTGGCATCGTCGCGCGCACCGCCATGAGGATGCTGATCGCCCTGGGGCTCACTGCTACCCTCGCGGTGCCTGCGGCAGGCGTCGCGGTCGGAGCCGCGGGCGCCGGCACGGTGCTGGTCGTCTACGGGGTGACGAGCGCGCTGATGGGCAAGCTCAGGAGCGTGTTCAGCAAGCTCGGAGGCAAGGTGCAGGCCACCGGCAATGTCGCGGAGCAGATGGCCGAGCGAGACAGGTCGCACGACGCGTACTATTCTTTTGCAGAGTTCTGCGGCGCAGAGTGCGACGGTCCGAAGCCCAAGGTCGTCTCGCGCAGGCACCCCAAGCTCGCCGTAGGCCTCGCGAAGAAAAAGAAGAGGTATCCTTGGAATAAGTGCGTTGCTGATGCCCAGAGGCGCTACGGGTCTGTCAAGGCCGCGCGCAGGGTGTGCGGGAAGATCCGGGCAGGCAGGGGCGCCTCGTACGAGATGGACATGGGTGCCTCGGCCCTCGCCGGCGCGGTGACCATCCAGTTCATGTCGATGCCTGCAGCCGCTGCCGCGGTGGCAGGTCTCGTCGGCATGGGCGTCGTCGCCACGCTCGCCGCGCAGGGCACGTACGTCGTCGCGAAGAAGATGACGAAGGCCGGGATGAGGCTCGTCAGGAAGCTGGGTGGGCGCGTGGTGTCGTCGGCGCCTGCCAGGGAGACTCCGCAGCCGAGCGCGAACTGACATGGGACTCACGCCCGACTGGGACTACCCCAAGATGTTCTACCACGAGCAGCAGCACCGCCTGTGGCGGACGTCTGCGAGGTTCGTGGCGTGCGCCTGCGGGCGAGGCAGCGGCAAGACTCTTCTTTCAAGAAGAAGAGTCATCCGGCAGCTGCCCATACGCAGGCCGTGGTCTGACCCGATGCTCTTCTACGCGCTGCCCACGCGCGACCAGGCCAAGCGCGTCGCGTGGAACAAGCTGCGGGCGCTCATCCCTGACGGCTGGGTGGCGCGCAACGGCGGCATCTCCTTGAGTGACATGAGCATCAAGACGGTGTTCGGGTCTCAGCTCTGGGTAGTCGGGATGGATATTCCCGCGCGCATCGAGGGCATTCAGTGGGACTTCGGCGTCATTGACGAGTCATGCGACCACAAGCCGGGATCTTTCGACAGGTCGGTGAGACCCGCCCTGACCGAGCGCAAGGGTCGGTGCTGGCGGATCGGAGTTCCCAAGAGGTGGGGCCCAGGAGCGAAGGACTTCAGGGACGCGTGCGCGCTCTGGGGCTCCGGCACGCTGCCAGACCACGAGGCGTACACCTGGCCGTCGCACGACATCCTGACGCAGCAGGAGATCGAGCTGGCGATGGCGTCGATGGACAAGAAGGACTTCGACGAGCAGTTCGGCGCCAACTGGCAGGACACGTCGGGCCTCATCTTCCACGCGTTCGACGAGAAGCTCAACCTGAGCGACTTCAAGTACTGCCCGCACATCCCCCTGCTGGTCGGTTCCGACTTCAACGTCAATCCGATGGCGTGGGTGCTGCTGCAGCAGAAGCCTGGCACGCAGGAGCTGCACGTCGTCGACGAGCTGTGGATCAGGAACACCAACACTCAGGCAGCGCTCAACAAGCTCTACGAGCTGTACGGCACTCGACACCAGGCCAAGTGGCTGTTCTTCGGTGACGCCACCGCTAAGGCAAGGAAGACGAGCGCCACGACGAGCGACTACGTGCAGATCGTCAACGACAAGCGGTTCGTGGGCTCCGGAGTGTTCTATCCCAAGTCCAACCCGGCGGTGGTGAACAGGTTCGCGGCATGCAACCGGGCGTTCTGTGATGCCGCGGAGAAGCGCACGCTGTTCGTGAACCCGAAGTGCACCAACCTGATAGCCGACCTGGGAACGAGGGCATACGAGGAGGGTACCAGGGCTCCCGATGACTCCGCCCCAGACGCGGGGCACATCACGGACGCGCTAGGGTATGTAATACACTACCTGAGGCCCGTGGTCGTCACCACGGACGCCGTTCCGCAGGTGTTCACCTCCGGGGTGGACGCTCCGCCGCCGCTCCCAGAACCAGTGCCAGTCTAGCTATGACAGACGTAGCCTGCGACATCTTCACGGCGACGTTCAAGACCTCGGTGATAGGCCTGAGCAAGGCGGCGGCCGCCAAGGCAGTCAGCATGCTGCGTAAGTACGGGATGCACGCTGCCGTCATCGGTGGAGTGGTGGTGCTCGATCACGCCCTGTCGCCTGGGCAGAAGAAGAGGGTCGAGCACGTGTCCCAGTTCCTGGGCGGCAAGGTACGGAACGAGTACGAGCAGCACGAGGCGCACGGGGCAGATAGGCTCAACCGGATCGGCGCTGACATCCAGCATGCCAGGGAGCGGGCGGCCCAGGAGCGCGACCCTCACCTCAGGACTCACCACGAGGACGAGGCTGACGAGCTGTTCGCCCGGAGGGGACAGCTGCTCGACAGGGCGCGATACAACCAGGGGAGATTCGTGGCAGGCGCCACGCACCAGCGAGGAATTGCCATGGCGCAGGACCCGGAGGACCTCGTATTTCACACGAACCTGAAGCACGACCCGCACCACAACAAGGACCGGGCGAACCATCACGCGAACCGGATGCGCTACCACGCAGAGCAGGCCGCCGCCGCCCGTAAGGGCGGGAGGTTCTTCGGGCCAAACGAGAAGAAGGCGAAGTTTCACGACGAGATGGTGCAGAAGCACGCGTACCTGAAGCGTCGGTACGAGAACCTGGAGAACTCTCCGGAGTACCAGAAGGAGGAGGCCGAACACCACCGCCAGGAGCAGCGGGCTTACATGGCGAAGATCAAGGACATCGGCGACAAGGCCGTGACCCACGCAGCGCACGCCAACTACCACGAGTCGCTGATCAAGTCCAAGAGGGCGCCCTCCACGCACTTCGCGTTCGCATGTGATAGTCGTGGTCACGCGTTGGGTTTGATGACTCCTATACATCACTTGACTACGGCATGGCATAATACTCTTGGTAAAGGGAGGATGGGTGCTCCCAGGCAGTACGTGAATTCAGAAGGTGTCAGTGCCATGAAGCATGCTGACATCTCGAAGTTCTATCACGGACTGGCGGACAAGCATGAGGCTGATCAGAAATCCTGGGAGAAATCGAGTATCCCTGGTGCCAAATTGATGGCAAACATTCACAAGGGTCGGGCCGCCCGCTATCGTGCGAACGGTGAGTATCACAGCACGCAAAAAGGTGAGATGAGAGTGAGCGATCAAGCCAAGCACGAGGCAGCGGCTCGTAAGTATCAGAGGGATAATGAGGGAAAATTCGCGAGTTTTAATGAATACGGTCCAGGCAACCGACAGTTGCGATACCTAGCTCGTCGTGAAGTGGCTATGGGAATACTCACTCATCTTAACCCGCTGAACATTGACAATTGGCATGGTCCGATAGGTAGTGTGGCTAAGGGAGTCAAGAATCTAGTGTCTGGGTCTAAGAAACCTCCGCAGCCCAAGAAGCCCAAAAAACCGCGGATGAAGAAGCCAGGCAGCCTGCTGGGCAGGGTCAACGACGCGGTGAATCCGTCCAGGGTGATTGGCAAGGCCGTCGGCCTCAAGCCGGCATCCATGGGACTCATCTCCGGGCTGCTGAACCTCACGGGTGGTCGGCACACGGACGAGTACGGCAGGTCGCTCACGGGCGGCAAGCGTGTGCGGGATACTCCGTACAACAGGCGCATCACCAAGAAGTACGGCGAGCACGTCATCGGTCGCGTCGGGCAGAGATCAGTCGCGGGACATTACGACGAGTCCAAGCACCAGCGCGACGACTCAGGGAAATTCGCGAGTTTCGGCAGGAGATTCAGCATGGGAACATCACGACGGGACAGGTATCTGGCGCGCCAGGCTGCAGCTTTCGCGGACGACGACGCGGTCGTCGACCCTCGTCTCGACGACCCGGTCGAGACGCACTACCTCGAGCAGGATAAGCGACCATGGAGTTACAAGTTCCCGACGAAGGCTGAGGCCGTGGCGTTCCACGCGAAGGTGCGCAGGGAGAACGCCGAGCTGGCCGCGCAGTTCAACCCCGAGTGGGACAACGTCCAGCTGCGCGTGCTTCCCGACGGGACTGTCCGCACGCAGGAGCCGGCCTCAGAGTCCGTCTGCAAGGCGCTGGACAAGCTGGCGCGTGGGATCAGCGGTCCGATGATGTCGATCATGGGCTTGAGCGACCGCGCGATGACTCAGTGCGTCCAGACCCTCACGGGCTTCGGGCTCTCGTGCGACGCGAACGCAGACTCGATCGACGTGGAGCAGGGAGCAGACTCTCAGCTCGTCAGGGAGGTCGCCGCGTCCCTCAAGGGCCGCGTCGTCGTCACTGGTGGGGCGCAGTCGCGCAGGGACCGATACCTGGCGTCTCGCCGGTAGTACTACTGGAAAGACGTCCTGATGTCAACTCACCAGAGCAAGACTGCTGCCCAGACGACACGCGTCTCGGGCATCAGCACCTACCTGCCGCCGGGCGCAAAGATCCTGGCGGCGACGGTGCTGGACCGGTCAGTCTGGTACCGCAAGGCTCGCATCATGCGCAGGGACCCGACGATCGGGTTCCTGCGCGACATCTTCATGGCGCCTGCCCTGGCCAGTGAGTGGACGGTAGAGGCTGAGGAAGAGCGGTACAAGAGTGCCGTGGATATGGTAAAGAAGTCCTTCCTGCCGCACAGGCAGAAGTTCCTCAGAGACGCGTTCAGGGGCCTGCTGGACTACGGCTGGGCGGGGTTCGAGCTGGTGCGCAGGCAGCTGCCTGACTGCACGCTGCAGATCACCAAGATGAAGTCCCTGCTGCACGACATCACCGAGATCGTCGTCAACGAGCACGGCGAGATCTTAGGACTCCTGAACACCCCGTACTGGTCGCACCAGTACCACGAGCCTACGAGACTCTGGCGAGGGGAGTCGCTGGTACTCTACCACGACGCGGAGGGCACGAACTGGTACGGCGAGCCGTTGATGAAGCGCGCCGAGGTGCCGTACGACGGGCACTACGAGTCTGAGCTCGCTGCCAGGAGGTTCGATAACAAGGTGGCTGGCGCCAGCTGGGTGATCCAGTACCCTGTAGGCACCACGATGCTCAACGGTGTCGAGACCGACAACGCGAGGATCGCGAGCGCGCTCGGACACACGCTGCAGTCGTCGGGCGTGATCACCATCCCGCTGACGGTGGCCAAGCAGATCGAGGACCTGAATTCCATAGGCCAGGACAAGGTGACCTGGTCGGTGCAGCTCGTGTCCGCAGCGAGCACGCAGGCCAACTTCGTGGAGCGCGGCAGATACCTCGACTCGCTCAAGTGCAGGGCGTTCGGCATTCCTGAGCGCGCGGTCACGGAGGGGCAGTTCGGAACCAAGGCTGAGGCCGGAGAGCACGCGGATTTCGCCATCGACAACCAGGAGATGGCGCACAGGGACGTGGTGTCGCAGGTAAACTCGCAGGGGGTCGACCCGCTGCTGGAGACCAATTGCGGCGAAGAGTACGTCGGGATGGTGAAGATAAAGGCTGCCCCACTCAGCAGCGAGAAGCGCGCGTTCTTCAAGCAGGTGTACATGGCTCACCTCGGGAACGAGGGAGGTCAGGCAGAGGAGGCCGACGTGCTCGACATGCCGGCCATCAGGGACGTCCTGGAGCTGCCGACGCGCACCACGCAGCAGACGCTGCACCGCGGGAGGTACGATCCTTCGGGCGGCCCGCTGCGGAATCCTGACCCGCGGCAGGCGGTGCAGGAGGAGGCCCCGCCCGGCGAGGGTCGCCTGCAGGTTCCGGCCGGATCCGCGGGGATAGAGGCTACCAACGGGCACGGATCGCACTGAGGAGGTCTCACAGATGACTAGGTGGGCTAACCCGGTAGTGCCGCTACTGACTCTCATCTTCTGGCCCGTACTGGTGTTCGCCGCAGAGGGCGCTGCCTCAGGAGGGGCCGCGATGGAGAGCGTGCCGCCCTGGGCGGCAGGCACAGGGGTGGTGATAGGGATGCTGGGTGGGCCCTGCTTCGCCATCTGGTACGCGTGGTACATGACCACGAGCAGGATACCTGCCATAGAGAAGTCTCACACTGAGCAGCTCACAGAGATGAGGAAGCAGCACTTCGAGCACCTGTCAGAGGCCCGCAAGCAGCACTTCGAGCAGGTGCAGACGCTTATCATGAACTACCGACAAGACGTCAAGACCATGTGGGACGTCAAGAGGGAGGACGACAAGAACCAGGCATCTTTTAGGCGTGAGGACGACAACAAGATGGCGCTCGCGCTCCAGAGGCTGGCAGAGAACATAGAGGAAGGTGGCTGCAGGTATCTCGGGCCAGGAGGAACAGGACATGCCTAACCACGACAGGAACGGCAACGAGCTCAAGGTCGGGGACGTGGTATACGTGCCAGCCGTCGTGGTCAAGATAGACATGATTCCAGAGTTCTACAACATAGAGTGCGAGACCGTGGAACCCATGTTCCCAGGGGAGCACAAGACCCCGCTTCTGCTCAACGCCAAGCAGGTCGAGAAGCCGATCGTGCTCGGACCGGAACTCGGAATGCGCGTCGAGGACCTCATACAGCGCGCGCAGGCCCTGACGAAGCCTCAGGCTGCGACGTTGTGGCCGCCGCTGCTCACCATGGAAGTTGACGTCGGAGAGAAGGTGACGCTCAACAGTTCTATCATCAGTACCGTAAAGGAGGAGAGACATGAGATTGGTTAGCACGCTTCTCGTCACGCTGCTCACGCCCTGCCTGTGCCAGGCAGGCTGGCTGCTGGGTCCTAACGTCAGGGTCGAGCACAACTACTACGGCGCGGCGCCCGTCGCAGTGCAGCAGTACTCGCTGCCGGCGTACGGGGTGCATGTCTACTCTGCGCCCAGGGTGTACTCAGTGCAGAGAGTCTACGCGGCACCGTCTGATCCTGTGGTCGTCAAGCACCGAGTTCGGGTGCGGCGTCACACGGTGCACACGCACACGGTGGAGCTGCGCTGAGGGTATGTAAGAGTCTGGTAGCAGGTCTTACTCCGTGAAAGGGACCGACATGAACCAGGCGCAAGTACAGGCGCTCCAGGCGCTGCTCAACGACCCTCAGGTAGCCAAGTGGCTGGAGGGCAAGTGGCCCGGCATCACGCCGGTCGTCAGTTTTTTATCAGAGCTCGGTCCGATGCTTCCCGCAGTCGTGGCACTGCTGGACGCGTTCTTCCCGCCGCTCCAGGTGCCGCCCCCGGTCGCGCCCGCCGCCGTCGCGGAGGCGCCCAAGCCATGACCCCGGCCAAAGCTCCCTCGGCCGTGGAGACCGTTACGCCGTCAGTGCTCAACTCGCTCGCCGTCATCGGCGGGGTGGTCTGCACGACGATGCTGAACGATCCTACGCTGCCGACCTCGTTAGGTATCTCTGCAGGTGGTCTGGCCCTCGTGGCCTACGTCTGCGGGTGCGTCAAGAACTACACTAACCAGAACAAGGCGCACAACGCGCCTCCTCCGGTCGCTCCGCGTGACGACGGTACCGTGCCCACAGAGGCCGGGATGTACCTGACGCGGGCCCTCACCAGTGCGTCGCTCAACGGTCACACGAAGTTGGTGACCGCCCTGAACACTGTCGCCGAGACTCACGCTGAAGAGCTGACAGGAGGCAAGTGATGAAGAGATTCACGCTGCTACTGTCGTTCTGCGTGATGCTCGCCGGATGCAACGGCAATCCGGCTGCGTCTCGGGCGCTGTTCGGCACGCCGCGAGCCGAGCAGGTCGAGACCGCGCCCGCGAAGGTCGCCGAGCCGGTCAAGGCTGCCGATTCCGCGCCGGTCGTCAAGTCCGAGCCGGTGAGCGTCGCGCCCGTCGAGGTGCAACCCGTCAAGGTGGACTTCAAGATCGACGCGACGGACCTCAAGTCGGCGCTCAGGACGATGCGAGCTGACCCGCTGCCGGTCAACCCGCCTGCGCCTGTCAACCCCCCAGCGCCGGGCGTGGCGCCGACCCTGTCGCTGCCTGCCGAGGTCGACGGAGAGATCGGAGAGCCGCTGGAGGTGACTGCCGATACCAACTGCGACGTGGTCCAGTGGTATCCGATCGACGCGGGTCTCAGGCTGTTCCAGTCGCACAAGCTAGTCAATTCCGACGTGAAGTCCGCCATCGTGTGGGCCCACGTGCCTGGCAGCTACAGGCTGCTGGGCTACACTGGAAACAGCGTCGGCGTGACCAGGCCGGTCATCACCGTCGTGGTGGTTACCGGAGTCGCGCCGGCGCCGGCGCCGGTCGGGCCCACGCCGCCGGCGCCGGTCGGGCCCACGCCGCCGGCACCGGTCGGGCCCACGCCGCCGGCACCGGTCGTCACCAAGGTGCCGCTCAAGAGTGTGTTCGTGGTCACGATCGACGACTGGGCAAGGCGGCCCATCGGTCACTGGCTGGCGAGCGCGGTGTCGATCAACAACGTCAGGACGCAGGTCAAGGAGATGGCCGTCGCGGACAAGAACAGCCCTGAGGCGACGCTGTACGCGAAGTTCGTCACCAAGGCCGGCGGACTGCCGATCGTCCTTGTCATGGACTCGAGGACGAAGCCGTGGACCGTGCTCAACGACAACGTCACTGAGCTCAAGCTCCCGCCGACCGAGGTCGGCATGAACGCCCTGCTAGGGAAGTACTGCCAATGAGCGAAGAACTCAGCAACGACCCGTTCGACGCTGGCCACGTCATCGAGCTGCTCGACGGCACGAAGCGCTTCGTGGGGTTGAATCCAGTCGAGGACAACCACCTCCAGATGCGCGCTGGGCTGCGCTCGTTCTCGGAGTACCTCGACGCGAACCAGATCAAGCGTCCTCCGCGCAGCGAGTGGAAGCCAGTCAACAACCAGACCGTGTTCACGTCTGACTGGTTCCTCAACCAGATGCAGACGTCGGGCTGCGTCGGAGGTTCCTCGGCAGGCGCGTTCATGAGGGCGCGCTGGTTCGCGACCGGCGTCTTCGAGGTGCTCAGCGGCGCGAGCATCTACGCGCGCATCAACGGGAACCGGGACCGCGGGGCTGTCATCGTCGACGCGGTGACCACGGGGCTCATGCAGTTCGGCGCGTGCCTGCACTCGGAGTTCGACTACCCGAACATCTTCGTGAGCCAGATGTCGGCTGCCGCCGTGGCGTCCGCCAAGACCCGGCTGGTAGCCGAGGCGCTCACGGCAGACAGCTTCGACGACATCTGCCTCGCGATACAGCTCGGCAAGATGCCGGTGTACCCGGTCGGGGTCGACAGGAACTGGGAGCGCTACGACGCCGACGGCGCGGTAAACGCGGTGCAGGGGATCAGCAATCACTCGGTGACTGCAGACGGGCTCATCTGGTCTGGCAGCGAGTGGATGCTCGACGGCGTGAACGACTGGTCGAAGACCTGGGGCCTCAAGAAGAACGGCCGTTTCATAGCCAAGGAGCGCTCCGTACAGTACGCCGCCACGAAGAACGACGCGTACATCATTGTGGTCGCCGCAGTGGACTCTGGCGCGCAGGAGGCGGGATGAGGATCAGCACCTACGTCGTCGCAGTACTAATGCTCTCGACTCGACTGTGCAGTGCCGACACCTGGTACTCCGACGCGGACGGGGACCTCGTGAGGGTCGGCAAGGCCGTCGCGGCGAAGGCTCGTCCCGCGTCCGTGTCGTCCAGCGTATCTTACTCCTACCGGATGCGTTGGAACATCAGTGGAGACTGGTCGCCGTCAGACCGGAAGATCGCGGATCACTTGCGCAGCGATCACGGCGTCGACGTGTCCGGCATGTCGCGGGCGCAGATGCTCGCCACTCATGACGCGATACACGACGCGGAGGAGGGTCGCAAGACCTCCTCGTATAGCAGTGGCAGCAGCTGCCCTCCGGGCGGTTGCCCCGCGCCTGGAAGGAAGGGTCGCAGGAGATGACGCAGGACCCGCTGTTCAAGACGTTCTTGAGGTGGCTCATCGCGTGGTTCCCGGCACCAGCTGGGACGCGAGGCCTCGAAGTCTCGTTAGGCCCCGTGAGGGCCAAAGGAAAGAATCTCATGGGAGCTCCCACAGTCGAGGCAGTCACACTGGTCGACAACCAGAAGGTGTTCGTGAAGCTCGCGCCCGGCGCGGACGCGGGCGGGCAGCCCGGGCAGCTGCACGGCGTGCCGGTCTGGACCTCGAGCGACGACTCGGTCGTCTCGGTGTCCGCGGTCGCTGAGGACGGCACCACGCCAGTCACGGACGGCATGAGCGGCTGGCTCGTCTCAGGCAAGCCTGGAGTGGCCACGGTCAAGATCACGGCCGAGGGCGACGTCACGCCAGGCGTCGACGCTCTCGAGCTGGACTTCAACGTCACGGTCCAGGGCGGTGATCCGACCAGCCTCGACGCGACACTGGGCACTCCAGTCGCGAAGTAGGGTAAGTTCTGGTACAGCGAGCACGCGCCTCCGTGAAATGTCGCGTATCTCGCGTCCTTCTCACGGAGGCGCTCGAGCCGGTGCTCGCTGGGGTATTTGACCCACCCACGCGACCCGGCTCGTGTCGTTTTATGCAGAGCTTCTACTGTGAGCAATTTCCCGCGTTTTTTCGAGCACAAATAACCGTCCGATCGAGAGTTATCCGCAGTGTCCATAAAGCTGATGATCCCTGACGGAAACGGCAACCTGAAGCCAGCATCGGCCAAAGGTACTGGGCTTGTCACGCTCGGGGCCACGTCGGGATACGCAGGATGGGTGTCGCCGTCAGTGGGACCGTCTGTCGTCTGGAAGATGCCGACAGCCGACGCGTCGGGCTACCTCAAGAGCGATGGCAGCGGCAATACGTCATGGTCCGCAGTGACGGGCCCATCCGCCGGCAATCCCACTGCCTCTGTCGGACTCACCGCCGTCAACGGCTCAGCCGCGACGTTCATGCGATCGGACGGAGCTCCGGCATTGGATCAGACGATTGCTCCAAGGTGGACCGGAAAACACATCTGGCAACAGAACAACATCACGACGACGCAGACCGACTCGCGTGTAAATCAGAACGCCACCGCTTCAACCGTCTCGGTCCAGAACCAGTACGTCCCCTGCGACCACGACATAGGCCACGCCTGGAACACGTCGGGAACTCCTGCGGACAACTACGTCGAGTTCCTTCGCCAAGTTCGTACAACAGCGGGAAGCTCACCTAGCGGCAGCATGGTCTGGTCGTCACGCATCAGTGCAGCGGGAAGCGGTAGCTTTACGGATATGATGACGCTGAGCAGCGGGGCCGTGCTTTCACTGAATGGGTCGTCGGCCGCATTTTCAAATTCACAGGGAATAGCCCATGCAGAAGTGTTCGGGGCTGGCTCGACTGTAAGTGCCGCGGAATCTACCGTCGTCGGTAACGGATCATCTTCTAGCAGTCAGGGTGGCACCGTTGTCGGATACTTATGCAGCACTACTAGTAATTTTTCCGTCGTTGTTGGCCGCACATCATCGGTGACGGCTACGAACACAATTGCAATCGGCACAAACGTCACCGTCTCAAATGCAGGCAGCATCGTATTGGGGAGGAACGCCAGCGACACGGCCGCCAATCAGTTCGTCGTGGGTGGCCCGACATTGCAGGGCGGCTACATCACCGACGTTTATATTGGCAATGGTCCCGTCCACGCGACGCCGCAGAACATCGTCTATCATGGAACCGGGGGCACTGGAACAAACATCGCCGGCGCAAGGGTCATCATTGCGGCCGGCATCAGCACCGGCTCTGCCGTGCCTGCGAAGGTTCATTTGCAGTCCGGGGCACTCGGCGGATCGTCCGGCACGACGGCACAAACCCTCGTTGACCGGCTGGTCTCTGGCGCGTCAAAGGTTCTCACGAACAATTCGGCAATCGCGATTGTCAATTGCACGGAAGCTAACGGATCGACGATTGGCGGAAAAATAACATATACCGTCGAGGTGACTGACGGAACTGACTTCCAGGTCTATTCTGGAATCTACGTGTTCAATGGCACGAACAAGGCCGGCACGCAGAGCAACACGATCACACTGGAAGGGACGGAAGTGCAGAACAAAACGGCCGGAACGCTAGCCGTGACGTTCGCTATCAGCAACGCGAATCCGGCTGTAATTTCCGTGAATGCGAACAGCAGCCTGACGCCTTCTGCCGGCTACCCGCGAATCACTTACTCTATTGAAAATCTTGGACAGCAGGCGATCGCAATTCAGTAGGAATCACCATGACCACAATCACAGTTACCGGCCCCGTGCCGACGAATCCGCCCGGCTTGCCGAACGCCGGCCAGCAGGGCAGCAACTCCGCGTCAGTCGATGAGACGACAGCGGATGGCGCGGCCTATATCGCGGCCGTGCTCTATGCGATCAACTATCGCAATGTGATTCCGAATCCGACTCCGCAACCAATGATCCCAAACCCGACGCCAGACACGAATCCTCCGACTCCGGATTATCAGGCAATGATACCGGACCCGTCCTGGCAGCCGACCGTACCGCAGACGCAATCGCCGGGCGAGGCGTTGATGATCCACCTGCGTGATTACGTCAATAGTCTCGCGAAGCAGGGAGCGGCGGCAATCTGCGCCCCTGCGGTTGCGGCAGCACAAGAGCAGGCCGCCGCGATGGTGACGACAGTAGCGGCGGTTCAACCAGTTGTGCAATAGGAGTGAATCTTGGAAGCGACCGAAGATAAGAAACCGGAAAAGCCGGAGCCGACGATCGACGAACTGAAGGCCCAGCACGCTAAAGAGCTGGCCGTGCTCAATACCAGAATCGCCGTGCTCACGCACCGCTGGCAAGAAGCGGAACAGCGGTACAACGATGCTCTCGTGCAGATCAACACCCCGAAAGAATAAGAGATGCCCAACCCGGCGACACCCGTGTACTACTATGCTGGCTTGAGCGGCCTCGGGAGCATCACCTGCAAGCTGTACGCGGTTGACCCAATTGCCGCGCAGGCTGTTGCCGACACGATCACGCTCACAGAGCTGACCGACGCGGCATCGAATGGGATTGGCATTTACGAAGCCACGTCGTCGGCCGGGCTGGCGGGGTTGTATTGGGCTGTGCTGACTGGCGGAATGGTCGACGGTGGATTTGTCGAGATGGTCGCCAGCACGAACATTTGTGTTATCCAGGCGGGTAAGTTCGACTGGGACACAAATAACAAGGCGTCAGTAATCGCCGGGAAGCTCCCCGCGAACAACATCGCCGACGAGACTCTACTGCTAGCAGCCATCGGAGATCCGTTTCAAGCAGGAACTGCAGTTACCTTGGCTGCTTCGCAACCGAACTACGCGCCGTCTAAAGCTGGCGACGCAATGACGTTGACGTCGGCATATGACGCGGCGAAGACGGCCGCGTCATCTGCAGCAGTGGCCGCGATAGCTGCTGTCCTCAGTGGCATCACGTCGCTCGCTAACTGGCTTAGACTGACGCTATGCAACTCGGCGCCCGACGCGACCGCCCTAGCGGAGGTGAACACGAGTGGAGGAACGTACGACGCGACGAAGATGTCTCAGCAGGCGATGTCGTTGACTGGTGTACCAGTGATTCACGCAGGCACGGCTCAAGCAGGAACGACGGGTTCCATCACTCTTGACGCGGGGGCTTCCGCGGTAGACAATCTGTACCAGTGGGAGTTCATCGTTCTTACCGGAGGCACAGGAGCAGGGCAGACTCGGCAGATGTCGAGCTACGCGGGCTCTACCAAGGTAGCCACGGTAGACCCCAGTTGGACGGTGGCTCCGGATAATACTTCCACGTTTGACGTGCTCCCGAACATACAGGTATCGAGTGGTTCGCTCGTCGGTCCAGGGTCTTTGAGCAAGACATTGACCATATATCAACCAGGTGGAATAGTACCAGCAGCTAACGTCAGGGTGTGGATTAGCACGGACGTGGCGGGGATAAACGTGATAGCTGGTACGTTGAGCACCAACGATCTCGGGCAAGTCACGTTCATGCTTGACGCCGGCGTGTACTACGCCTGGGCGGATTCCTCGCAGATAAACTTCACTAACCCTTCGACCATTTCGGTTCCATGAGCATAATTGGTAGTAGCTACGTCTCTTCTGGGATGTGGACCTCTGCTGGAGAGATCTTCGCCCTCTTCGGTCAGACCGCCACGCGGCGGTGGGCAGACTTGGAAGGCACCAACACCCAGTCCCAGCAGGACGCTACCATAGCGACAGCGGTAGCGGCAGCTACCGATGACGCGAAATCCCGGCTTCTGGGTGCACCGTGCGGGCCAATTTTAGTGACTCCTCCCATGCTGCGCCTACAGGTCACCAGGCTCGCCGCAGTGATACTGTATACCGGGAAGGGTGTGAAGGACACGTCCGACGAGGGCGGCGCCAACAGGATGTCGTGGCACAAGAAGCAGGCCGAGACTTGGATCAACAAGGTGTGCGCCGGTCAGATCAGGCTCGCAGGGGTCACGCAGACGACGATGTCTCCTGCCACGTGCGACGTCAGCTCTGACGGGCTCATGGGCGCCCACCTGCAGCAGGAGTGGTGGGGTCTCCCGTTCGGGGAGGGTCTCAACTTCCAGTACCTGATAGCGGGACAGTACCCGTTCCCCGCGTTCGACACGTGGTTCTTCGACGATCCGGGATGGGGCGTGCCAGGCATCGAGTGGCCAGGTCCGATACCTCAGTTCTTCCCGTGATGGTGTCAAGAATGTCTCACCCGATGAGTGACACAGTCCTCGTCCGCAGGTTCCTGTCGCGCGGGCTCAGCTTCTCCCGCGAGGGCGAGCTGCGCGACGCAGACCTGTGGGAGTCAGTCGCCTCAGACTGCGCGGCCATGGCCCTCAGCGGCTTCCGCGGGCTGCCTAAGAACCAGAAGAAGAGGGTCGACCAGTTCTACGAGACGATGGCGAGGTCCAGCGCCGACGC